CGCAGCTCTGTCTTTGTGCCTAACACCTGCACTTTAACACTTTTCGCGGCTTTACTAATCACTTTGCAGAACAGGCCATTAGGCACATTCAGCACACGGCTTTTCGGATTGTGAGCTACAATAATCTGGTCCACTTCCAGACGAGCATTAGTGAGCTTTCTATACTGACTCATTAGTCACCTCTTTAGGTTGATTGATTTTAAGGCCCACAGGGGCCTCTACAGGACACTTTAGAATGAAGGCATACCATCGTATACCCTCATGGCTTAAAACCGCTCACAATGCTTTACAGAGCGTTTGATGATAGCATTATTGTCCACGCCCCCACTTGAGTGCAGATTCTATGAGAAACCACACTAGAGAGATGGGCCAAAGAACAGACGCTAAAATAATACTTAATGTTACAACCCCTACGTGGTAACGTGTGTCCTTCATGTTTGCTATGGTGGAGAAAAGCATCCACACAATAATTCCGATGATGTAGATTGTTGATGCCACAATCACACCTTATTCAATTCGTTCCCATTGAGAACGATGTTATACGGAAGGTCTGGATGAGCCTTCACATGTTCATCAATCAACGCCTGTACATAATCACTACAGATGCCGTTAACTACGATGGTGGGTTGACCAGTGCGTTCAATGACACACCCTTCTCCAACTTCCATGTACCCCGGATTTTCGTGTACTACGAACAGGGAATGTAACGCTATTGTAATGACAATGAGAGACGTTGACATGATGTCACCTATAATTCATCAGCTACACATGCCAAGACGAATCCTATAATAACGCCCAAAACAACACTCGCCCTGAATGTTGCCCAGCCCACCTGGCTAGCAGCCTCTTTAAAAACGGAAGCATCCCATGTAACGAACGCAGCCCCTATTACGAGGATAATCCTTATCAAGTATAGCGCAACTATCACGACTGTTGTGCCCAACAGCCAAAGTCCAAAGAACTCTTTCATACCCCACCTCTTAAAAGTATTTCTTACCTTTCTGGTAAGCTGCCCGTTTACCTGTAGAAGTACGCAGGATGTGAGGAACAAAGTTGAATTGCTCCGTACCATCTTCACTCAGCCGCCCATTGGGCACAGCCACAGTTTTAACAACCTTGTCGTTGTATTCACGTTCCGCAGAAGGAACGAAGCCAATCAGTTTACGCAGAAGTTTAGATTGTTTATGGCTCATAGTTTTCACCTATTTAAGTTTATAAAGTTTTTCCCAGCCTGCTAATGTTACGCTGTCTGGGGTTGTTATTTCATACGGCAGTGGGTTAAGGGGTACGCTGTCTTTATTGAACAGCGGGGATAGGTTTGCAATAAGCTGCATCTCAACGATGTGCATCATGCAATCAGGCAACTGTGTTACCCTTACATCTGTAACTTTGTATCTGATATCTTCGGTGTAGAACTTAGTGGGGTCGCTCAGATGCACTCTAAGACGGCTTCTCAAATCTAAGGACTTCCCTACATACAGGGGAACATCTCCGCTCCACACCTCATACACGCCGCCTAAGATGCACATATCCTCCTTCATCTCTCTCTTTAGGGATGCTGCGGGGATTCTCCAGAGGATTCCTTCTTTGTCAGTGAATACCACCTTAGCTTGGGCAGGGTAGGGATATCCCTCCGTGGCTGAAGATATGTATTCTATGTCCTCAATGCACCATCCTTGCTTCCTCATCCAAGCTGTAAGCTCTGAGGTGTACGCAGCCTCATTGAATACCTTAACACGATGTTCCGCGTCATAGCTGGTATTTAGTGTCCCTTTCTCCTCCTTTACAGCCTTAACGGAGGCTGCATAGTATGACGCGTTAGTTCCAAGGTCTGACGCATGAGACCCATAGTCATAAGGAGCCTGTGCGGAGAGCCTCCCCTCTCCAAATCTTGCGATTTTATCAAAGAATTTTTTACTCATGTTGTACAAACTCACGTTTAAAGGTGGATATACTGTATGGGGGGATTATAGGGGGGCATCCTTTTAGTCCTTTATTATTTATTATCTATTATAATTAATATAGTATATAGATATCTATTTATTCTCTAAACATTCATCTACTACTCTAAAGTCCATCCATCCGTTAGGATTAAATGAGTTTAAAATCGCCCCACTAGACAACTTAACAGAGACTTCTATATCTGCAGTTCTCTTAATAAATGTTACGTAAGGATACCATCCCGGATATCCACCCTTTCTTACTGGCTCCAGTTTACATCCTGGGTAAAGAGCTTTAAGATTGACGCTCATAACCTTTATCCTTATGCCATAGCATTAGATATTTAAGGAATGCTTGAGCTGTTATCTCCGAGTCACTTGCGTTCTCAGAGAGCAACTCCCAGCCTTCACCATCACGCATAAGAAGGATGATAGCATTCCCTTCCTTGACCAGCTTGCGTACATCACCAGTCTTTTTGTTAGTGAATACCATTATTTATTCTCCAGCGTAATGGGTGGATGTTCTACAACCTCAAAGGTATCTGTATCTTCTTCAAGGTTACGCACCGTAAATACCGATGGATACCAAACGACTTTGTCACTGGAGAGGTACACCCTATCCCGGCTTACTTTGTAATACTTATGGTTGATTTTGTTTCTGTAGAGAGTCATTTCTTCTTCTTCTCCAATTGATAGAGAGCCTTACGCATTAATTTAATTTTCATTTCTAATGGAATGAAATCATCCTTGTAGAATGCGTCAAGCATAGCCTTTTGCTGGTTAGCTCTCTTGCACACTAAGAGCGTATTACCAGAGATGTAACCTAAGTCTGGATTGATGCGTTCAAAGGTAACGAGCGTATCCTTAGTGGGGTCAATAGACATTGTTCTCCCTGAATACGCACACTTGTTGTTGCTAAACATCTCCTTTAGTTCAAGCGCAGAGATGTTGAATTCCGTATTGGAGTAGAAACAGTCTTGTATTTTCTTCGCAATACGGCGGGCTATGTATTCAAAGGAGAAGGTCATAGTTTAAGCCTCACTCTTTCCTGTTCCACTTGTTTGCTCACTGCCTTATGACTTCCATAATGTACATCGCTTTGTCCTGTACTAGATCTAGACAATTGAGTGGGAGGAGTGGATTGTTTAAACTTCTTACCACCTTGCTTGTACGTAGTACGCTTAGTGGACGGTTCATTCTTCAATGGCTTGCCCTCAGTGAGGGGCCATTGGTAGAGGGGTTTAATACGTGGCATCAATCACCTCCAAATCATCTGGATGGAACATCACCACTTCAGCGCCGTAGACGCAACGACAGCCGTCCTCTTTGACAATGGCTGTAGGGTATTCAGTGCCTGCTTTAACGTCGCCTAGACGCCATACAGTGCGTCCTATCCACTCTTTGTTATAAGGTTTACGTACACCAATAACTTTGCATAACATATCAATCACCTTTCAGCTTGAGGACTATCTCTGCCCTCACTGGAATGTAATAATGGCGGTCAGTACGATTGATGTACGCTTGAGCCTCTTCTTTAGTGGAGAAGGTTTGCGTATAATCGTATTGGTCATATGTCTTTAGCTTTAAAATCCAAACAACCATTTAACACCTCCCCAAAAGAAAGTGAGAATGCCTTTGATGATTGCGCTGCCTAACAGGAAGTTAAACAGCACAAAGCCGATGGTGCAGGTGGTAAAGAAAGCAATAATGATGATGTTAAAGATGAATTGCAACATGTTCTGTTCTCCTATGTAATTAATAAAGGGCATTGATACCCCTACCGAATACCCTTAGTTAATTATATAGCGTCTCTTATATCAACGGGCTTTTCTCTCCGATACGTGGCACTCTGTTACGCAGCGGATGGTGACATTGATGATAGCATTTCTCATTGCTACAATGTCCCTAGCGCTGTTGCTTTAGCATTGTTTAAAAGGAATTGTTTGTTGGGACGTCTCCCACATAGCCCACTTAGGCAATGAGCTATAGGGAAGAAAGTCAAAAGGCTGTAGCCGCAGGTGTATATGGGAAATAGATGTGAGCGCTATGCTCTGACATACCGCCCTGCAGATTCTCACGCTTTGCTTGAGCCTTATCGAATACGTGATACATACTCTTAGGCAATGACTTCTCATTGCGTGACGGGGTGAGATTGGAATTGTAATTAGTGATGTTCATCTTCATCATCCTTTGGGAATTAGTTGATAATATAAGCGTTCAATGCAATATCTGCAACAATAGCAAACAGCATTACAACGCCTAAGATGTAGAGGATTAGCATAATACTAAATCCTCGATACGTTCCCACGTGTAACGTGGAGGGATACGCTCACTAGCAGATACATATCCCCACCCAACCATGCACATAGTCATTCCATCTACATCTCTTGGGGAAAGCAGGACAGTTCCCTTGTCCTTGCCATTGGTTAAACGTACACTATCTCCGCGTTTCATAGTTTCACCTCTTACATGTGCATGAATACCATACCTTGCGACATTTCTTACATAATATTACATCGCCATATGAAAGGATTTTCATGCTGCCTTGTCCTGTGCCTGTGCTGCCAGTTCCCCAGTGAGGGCAAGCAAATCATCTACACTAATGCCTCCAGCCATTACAGCCTTGAGGGCGTCAATAGCTGGTACATGCCCGTCTTTCAATGCCTTTTCCGTAGCTTTAGTCAGCTTAGACACGTAGTCCACCGGCTTCGGTTCCATCTGTACGTTGTCTTTCTGCCACGTCCAAAGGTCAGCTTCTGGATTAGACAGGAATGCACTTACCTTGTCTGCATATTTGTCGAACTGTTTACCTTTCATCTTGCCGAAGATAATTTGAGTGTCAACATCCCCTTCTACGCTGAAAGGAGTAAATTCTTTAAAGAAGCGGTTGGCAATACGACGGTTAGCCGGAGACAATACAGCCTTGCCTGTCTCATCCACACCTAACAGCATGTTAACAGGGCGAACGTCTTTAGTTTCAATTACAAAAGCAATTGCTTCGCGGCTAAACTTGGACAGTTCTGCCTTGCTGATACGCTCTGATTCACGGATGGTATTGATGGAAGCAATGAGTGTTTCGATAGTAGTTTTAGCCATGATAATCACCTATGTTTGTTGAGGCCGCGCTATTGGCGGCGATGATAGCATTCGCAAGACTGAGCTTGCTCATTCGATAGCATTATTTATCTACGCTTGAGAACGTATATTATAGCTCGCTATCTGGTTAGTTAGGCAGTGTACTAATTCCCCACTGTGCCAGCTAACGAGCTATTGTTATTCGCTCTTATGCTAGACGGCTTTATCTGGTTACTCTTTACATGGAGGCGCTAGTAACCCCCTTGTATACCTTCCCCATTTAGCCAGTGACTTTCGCTCACCACACGGGCAACGTTTGCTAGACGTTATGTGCCATCAAATTGTCTACGCTTACATAAATACTTCTATGTTTTCTGCGTAAAGAGCATACCGCTCACACTTGCAATTATTCATGCACGTATGTGCATGCGTCTAAGGGTTACTGATGGTGCCTGCATTCTCCGCGCTGGATGATAGCATTTCTTCCGCATCATGCTAACTAGCATATTGAATTGGTCAATGCCGCCGCATCTTGTCCCGCTTGAATACTAACAGGTATTAGTTCCTTGTCAGTGTGAGCCATATTTTTAAAGAGCGTGTGATTGTCACCAATCACGTTGTTACTGCTTGCAATCTATACTACCTTACTTCCTACTACTTGTCAAGCTAGAATGTTTCCTATTCGGTACACCATTCTATTTAGCAATCAACCCGTGAGTTTTAACGTCTTTATCTTTGACTGATTGGTGATTGCCTTGCTTGCTTACTAATATACACTAACCATTCCCCTTGTCAACATTCTTTTTCATTCTTTCTATAAACGTAGTGACGGCAACATAAGCAACATACATATCATGCTCAGTGCCAAAGGCAAAGCTATCCCCAGCATAAGCTTGGATAGTGTCATCATCACTAGCGTCAACCTCTATTAACCAGCTGGCCATAATCACCTCACGTGCACGTTAGTGCGGCAGCAGTAGTTTCGTGTCGGCACTGCCTCCACTCAAGCAATAGCCCGTGTGCCAATGCACACAACATATACCATATAGACGCATGGCTGATGCCATGCACGTATGTATATACAGGGGTATAAGAGAATGTGCAAGCTTGCTTGCGTCTATATGGCGTAAGTGTATGACGCATAAAGAGAAATAGGGAAGGAAGGGTGAATGAATGCAGGACGAGAGGCCTGGCTATCCATACACCACTGTAAATTTGAACAAGGGTAGGCTGGAAGTCGACAAGGGGGTGTACGGGGGGACGAGGTTAGGTGCATTACCCCTCCAAATTTTCTCACAAAAATTCTCCACTATCCAAAATTTCAATGACGCCCCGTTCCAATGGGCATACAATGTGGCCTGTTCTTTTCCTGGCCTATAGACGCATCTTCGATGCACGTGCAGCTTAGCTGCGTTTACGCGTAAGTGAATAAAGGAATAAAAGAAAAATGGCAATAGTATTAAATAATATTACTAGTGGGTACAACCTAGCTAAGATAAATGCCAATTTCCAGAATATTGAAGATTATATTAATGACAAGCTATTAGCTAGAGCAGACACTGGTGTAGCTGGTGAGGCTTTGATGGAAAGGGATTTAGATATGGATGGACATGCCATTCTAAATGTCTCTACAGGTAGTAGCTCTGGTAGCTTAGTCACCAAAGGTTATGTAGATGCGGCTGATGCGGCATTACAATTACAGATTAATAACAGCTTACGGTTCACAGATTCCATTCCAGCCGCTACGTATGGGGCTGCTGGCAGAGCAAGCAGTTTACAAGGGTATGACAGTCTTGGTAAACCAATTCCGGTATTCTCATATACAGCTACAGCTGATTTAGCTATTAAATTAGCTAGCTTAGATGGGATGAAATTAATAGGGAGCGCATCCTCATTAACAGAATTACGTTCCATCTCTGGGGTGTCTAATGGAGCAATAGTTAGACTCTCAGGGGATAAAGAGGGTTTCTGGAGAGTAGATACAACAGACACCACCTCTGCAGATAATAGTGGCACGGTGGTTGTTACTACAGGGGGGGTGAGACTTAAGCGCATCTTTTCAGGGCATGCTAAAGCCTCTTGGTTTGAATCAATCGCTTTAATAAATTCATATCTTTCTGCGGATAATGCTAAACTCTCTATAGATATCCCCCTCACTCAGACATCTAGCCTGATTCTTAAATCTGGCGCGGATATCACATTTGAAGGTGCAGGCTGCCTACAAAATCCCACCAGTGCTATACAGGCAATCACAGCAACAGGGACAGCTCCTTCATCTTGGGTTTCTCTTTCTGCGGACGCTAGCGACAATGATTACACTGTTACACTAACTTCTGTAACAGGTATTAGTGTAGGGGATTGGGTGGAAATTAGAAGCGAGGCTTTATACCCTGCTCCTAACAAACAAGCTGTTAAATACGGAGTTGTGCGCAAAGTTACCCAGATATCTGGAAATACTTTATATCTAGATAAAACTTTAGACCATAGCTTCCTAGTGGCAGATACAGCTGTAGCTGGTAAAGTTGGGATGCTTGAAAATATTAAAGTGTCCAATGCTGTAATAAACAAGGATGGGTACACTTCTCAATATGCAATTTCTATGTCCTTTAAGTATGTTGAAAATCTTAAAATAGACAATTGCCACGTAATAGGAAGTAAAGCTAAATATGCTGCAGATGTATCTGGGCGTTCTGCTATAAAAGTAAATACCTGCAGGAATGTTACCGTAACTAAGTGTAGAACAGAACATCAAGGCTGGTACGGCGTAGAAGTTTCAGGGGCATCTGAGGATGTTTGGGTTAATGAGCTGTACGCGCAAGATGTACGTCATGCCGTCTCTATTAACTGGTCTGAACCTTATGGTCAGCCTAATGGGTGTACTATAGAAAATAGTACAGCAGCGGACACTACACTCTCTGGATTTGATACACATGACCGTGGAGTTAATTTAACATTCATTAACTGTCGGTCTTATAAGGCAGGGGATGATGGCTTCCAAGCACGTGCTACAGGTACTAAGTGGGTAAACTGCTATGCATTTGGTGCGGTTAATGACGGATTCTCAGGCCTAGATGATGCCTTCAATTTACGCGGAGAATCGTGTATCGCGGAATCGTGCGGTCGTAACGGATTTAACTTGGGGTATGAAGGTGGATATCTTCAAAACTGTCAAGCTTCTGGAAACCAATATGGAGTAGTAATACTGGGGGGACGTCTCCTGAATTGCCGCTTTGTGGGTAATACAGTTGCTGCTATTGACTGTGGGGGTAACTTTAGCTCAGCTCAGTTTAATCTCTTTATTGATAACTGTACACTGCCTGCATCAGCCACTCAAGTTCGCGGTGTATATTTCCGTGGGTCAAGCGGTGTTCGTCCTGAGTTAGTAACAATAACCAATAGTAATATGATTGGATATGGCGCTCACTGGTATTTATTAGGAGGATATGCCTCACAGCCACTGCCTCCTATCTTAATTAATAACACCCTTGATACTAATGCTGTAGCTGCTCCTACTTCTGGTATTGCCCGGTTAACTGCTGGTGCAGTTACTATATCTACTAGTGCTGTAAGAATTGCAACCGCAACCTCTGCTAGCTCCCTTCGGTGGGCAAGCAATATTAGATTTAGAAAGATAACTACACCATCTACAACGGGAAGCCTGTTTGTTTCCTCCATAACAAATGGAACATCTTTTGATGTAAAATCTTCAAATGCTTCAGATTCCACCACCTTCTATTGGGAGATTACATTGTGATTGATAAATCTCAACTAAAAACAGCCAACGGTATTCCTCTTACCCAGGGCTTGTTTTTAGAAATAGGGTATAAGGAATATGCGGTATTTACCACTAAAGATGAAGACTATGAATATAATGGGAAGGTGTACCCTTCCCTAAAACGTCTTTATCTAGAAATGGAAGATGTCGGTGAATATGAATTTGCTACTACTTATCTTTTAGGTTGGAATCATTGGCAACGCCTGTGCAGCAACAAGGAGGTTGCTAAACACGTGGATGAGTGGCGTTATGAGCTGGAGCTAAAGCTCCGCTCTAAAGCTATTAAAAGCATCCTAAAGAAAACTAATGTAGAGCAGGGTATCAACGCGGCTAAATGGATTGCTGAGAAGGGCTGGGATAAGCGTAAAGCAGGGCGTCCTACCAAGGAAGATATCCAGAAAGAAGCGCGTATTCAAGCTGACTTGGACAGACAGTTCCAAGAAGACCTTAAACGGTTGGAGGGTATTTAATGGAAGATTGGTTGAGGGATGCGTATACAGCAATAGAACGTATGCCTAAGCCTGTTCAGGAGATTAGGGAATTAGCAAAGGAGGACCTGTTTACATTTGCTAGACTGGTCCATCCCGGCTATATGTACGGGGATATTCATAAAGAGTTTTATCGCTGGATACAGGAATACAATCTCTATGGAATGGGAGAAGGGCTTTCCAGTAACAAGCTCATTATGCTTCCCCGTGCCCACCTGAAGAGTCACATGGTTGCTACTTGGTGCGCATGGATGATTACTCGTCATCCTGAAATTACTATTTTCTACGTCTCTGCAACTGCAGAACTGGCATTAGTTCAGCTTAGCGCTATTAAGAACATTTTAGAAAGCTCGGTGTATCAGCGTTACTTCCCAGAATATATTCATCCGCAGGAAGGTAAGCGGGAGAAATGGACAGAGACTAAGATACACATTGACCATCCACGTCGCCGTCAGGAAGGTGTACGTGATGCCACAATCGCCACAGCGGGTCTTACTACTAACACCACAGGATGGCACGCAGATGTAATCGTAGCGGATGACTTGGTGGTCCCTGAGAATGCGTATACGGAGAAAGGCCGGGAGGATGTAAGTAAGAAAGCCTCCCAGTTTACCTCTATCCGAAATGCTGGCGGATTTACTCTAGCTTGTGGCACTCGCTACCACCCTAGCGATATCTACGACACTTGGCGCAAACAGACCTATGAGCTGTATGATGAAGACGGTGTAGTGTTAGACTACTCTCCTGTATGGGAGATTAAAGAATACGCTGTAGAGACCGACAATCGCTTTATATGGCCTCGTGTAGTACGTCCTGACGGTAAAGCCTTTGGGTTTGACTTACAGGTGTTGGCGCGTATCCGTGCGGAGTATGAGGATAAGGTTCAGTATTACGCACAGTATTACAACAACCCAAATGACCCAGGCTCTGCCCGTATTACTGACGATAAGTTCCAGTACTATGACCCTAAGCATCTATCCTATGATGGGCATTGGCACTACAAGGATAAGCGTCTTAATGTCTATGCTGCTGTGGACTTTGCATATACCACAGGTAGACGTTCTGACTATACAGCCATTGTGGTGATTGGAATGGACGCTGATGGGGATGTGTATGTCTTAGATATAGACCGTTTTAAGACAGATAGGGCCATAGACTATTACAAGCATATTCGTTCCCTGCATTCTCGTTGGAACTTCAAAAAGCTTAGAGCAGAAGTTACAGCTGCGCAGATAATCATTGTTAATGATTTAAAAGACTTCATCAAGAAAGATGGAATGTCTATTTCTATTGATGAGTTTCGCCCTAGTTCTAAAGAGGGCACTAAAGAGGAGCGTATTGCTGCGGCTCTTGAGTATCGTTATGAAAACTTACAGATGTGGCATTTCCAAGGGGGATATACTCCAGTGTTGGAAGAAGAGCTAAAACAAGCCCGCCCTGCTCATGATGACGTGAAGGATAGTTTAGCAGCTGCCGTGTCAATAGCCGTAAAACCTTCTCAGAAGCGTTCTGGGGCGTTTTTTACTAAATCTAATAGACTACCTACCCATAGCCGCTTTGGTGGCGTTAGCAGGTGATACAGGAGCTTTAAATGGCAAGTAAAGTAGCCAGCCTTACTTCAGAACTACATCCAGACAATGCATCAGACTGGATTGTACGTCTGTGGGACAATTTTCACAACCAACGCCGTGTTAAAGTAGATGAGTGGAAAGAACTGCGTAATTACATCTTTGCCACAGATACACGTTCTACTTCCAACCAAACGCTGCCTTGGAAAAACTCTACTACAATTCCTAAGATTTGTCAGATTAGGGACAACCTCCATTCAAATTATATCAGTGCTCTTTTCCCCAATGACAATTGGCTATTATGGGAAGCAGCGGATATGGACAGCGCCGCTCGTCAGAAAGCGGACACCATCAAGGCGTATATGGATAATAAGACGCGGATGGGCCATTTCCAGACAGAAATGAGCAAGCTGCTGTATGACTATATCGACTACGGCAATGCCATTGCTACAGTAACCTTTGAGCGTAATTACCATGAACTTAATGGGGAACTTATCTCTGAATACGTTGGACCTCGCGTCTACCGGGTTTCTCCTCTGGATATTGTTTTTAATCCTTTAGCAGCTACCTTCGATGAAAGCTTCAAGATTGTACGTTCTGTACGCACTCTAGGGGACCTTGCAAAGCTTGCTAAGACCAACCCTGACCAAGCCTATTGGCAGAAGGTAATCGACGACCGTGAGCGCTTACGTGAGCATTTTGGGGCATATACGATTGAGGACTGGGATAAGTACGAAGGGTTCCAAGTAGATGGCTTTGGGAACATGTACGAATACTACATGTCAGACTTTGTAGAAATTCTTGAGTTCTATGGAGACTGGTACGACATTGCCAACCGGGAGCTGCATGAGAACGTTCATATTGTCATTACAGACCGCCGTGCAGTGTTGCACGAGGAACCTATTCCTAACTGGTTCGGCACTTCACCATTCTTCCATGTAGGCTGGCGTTTCCGCTCTGACAACTTGTGGGCTATGGGTCCTCTGGATAACCTCGTTGGTATGCAATATCGCATCGACCACTTGGAAAACCTTAAAGCGGATGCTATGGACCTTGCTGTCCACCCAATGCTTAAGATTATCGGTGATGTGGAAGACTTCGATTGGGAACCGGGCGGGCGTATCTATTTAGACAGCGATGGAGACGTTCAGGAGCTTGGCATGGGGCTAAATGGGGTCATTGCAGCCAATAACGAAATAAACCTCTTAGAGCAGCGTATGGAGACGTATGCAGGCGCTCCTAGAGAAGCTATGGGGATTCGTTCTCCGGGGGAGAAAACTGCATTCGAAGTACAACAGCTCCAGAATGCCGGTGGCCGCATCTTCCAAGAGAAAATTACCAATTTTGAGATTGAACTCTTAGAACCTGTCCTTAATGCTATGTTGGAAACTTCTCGTAGGAACATGGACGGAAGTGACACCATCCGCGTAATGGATGGGGATACAGGAGCTGCTCTGTTTGAAACAATTACCAAAGAGGACATTGTAGCCACAGGACGTTTACGTCCAGTAGGTGCTCGTCACTTTGCTAAACAGGCTCAAGACCTGCAGAACTTGATGGGTGTATTCTCTAATCCAGCTGTTACGCAGATGATTGCTCCTCACGTATCTGCCATCAATCTTACGCAGTTCATTGAGGATGTAACAGGTCTTAAAGGTTATGACATCTTCAGTCCTAATGTGGCTGTCGGTGAGAACCAAGAGACAGCTCGTCAGGCTGGTCAGGCCCAAGAGGACTTGGCTGTTGAACAATCTGTTGGTGCAGGTGGTATGTAATGAATACGCTATGGACTAAAGGGTTGAAACGCGGAAGTCAAGAGGCTAAGGATATTCAGGACGCTTTCAAGGCGTCCTCCTTCCTGAGACGAAGAATGATGGAGATGCTCCAGTCTATGTTAGACGAGGAGCTTTCTTCTAAAACTTCTGATAACGCGTATGACAACCCTAATTGGGCATTTAAACAAGCTGATTCAGTAGGTTACGCGAGAGCCATCAAGAGAATGATGTCTACGCTAGAAGAAAAAGAAAAAAATATTTAATAGAAAGTTGTACGAACTTGCAACTAAGAATGGTTATATAGTATGGGGGATTTAGGGGGCATAGTTAATTATATAATATTTAATATAATAATTAATTACTCTTAAATCTTCTATAATAATTAAAGTATAAACCCTTATACTTAATAATACAGGAATTATTAGTCATGACTGACATTTTTGAACAGAAGCCAACTACCCAAGAGGCTCCTGAAGTAACTAATACGTCTTCTGCGGACATCTTTGCCCACCAGCTTATGTCCATTAAGAATGAACGCGGTGAACCTAAGTATAACTCGATTGAAACTGCTCTTGACGCGTTAAAGCATAGCCAAGAATACATTCCCCAGATTAAATCTGAGGCGGAACGTTGGAAGGCAGAAGCTGAGCGGCTCCAAGCAGAACTTGCACAACGTGCGTCTATCGAAGATACTATCTCCAAGTTCACCACCCAACGTACACCTGAAGCACCTTCTACCACCACTGAAGCACCGAAGGCGTTGGATGAAAGCGCTGTTGAAGCAATGTTACAGCGTGCTCTCACTGCCCGTGAGCAAAAGCAATTAGCCGAACAGAACCTTTCTGCGGTATCTGCCCAGCTTACTCAGAAGTATGGTGAGAAAGCAAAAGAAGTTCTAGCCAGTAAAGCTGCTGAATTGGGAATGTCTATGGAGAGCGTAAAACAAATCGCAAGCTCCAGCCCATCTGCGGTATTAGCATGGTTTAACACTTCCTCTCCTGCGCCTTCAGGCGCTCCTGTGCGGTCAACAGTATCGCTCCCGGACACCCCTCGAGACACCGAGTTGAAAAGTCCGAGTAAGTCGCTGCTCCGTGGAGCCTCATCTAAAGACCAGATTGAGTTCCTGAAGAAGATTAGGGAAGAGGTTTATCGGAAACACGATATTGACAGTTAACCTGTCTCCTCTGATTATTAAGGAAATTAAATGGCTCAATTAACTACTAACACCACTGCCTTCATTGAAGCAGAGCAGTATTCCCAATTTATTCTGCTCAACCTTCATGATGGTCTGCTTGGTGAGCAGTTCTACCGCAACGTAACCGACTTCGGTTCTGGTACTACGCTGCACATTAAAACCATCGGCTCTGTAACCGTACAGGATGCGGCAGAAGACGTTCCGCTGGTATACAACCCGATTGAATCTGGTGAAGTAACTCTTACCATCACTGATTACAAAGGTGACGCATGGTATGTTACTGACGACCTCCGTGAAGACGGTGCCCAGATTGATGCACTGATGGCCCAGCGTGCTGCTGAAGGTACTCGTGCTATTCAGGAAGTGTTTGAAACTCGCTTCTTGGCTACTGCTAACGCAGGTCAGACTAACAGCAGCCCTAACACCATTAACGGCTTCCCGCATCGTATCGCTTCCACTGAAACCAACAACGTGTTTGCTCTGAGTCAGCTCATTGCAATGCGTCTGGCTTTCGATAAAGCTAACGTACCAGACACCGGCCGTGTGTTCATTGCTGACCCGATTGTTGAAGCTACTCTGAACGGCTTAGTTACCATCACTCACGATGTAACTGATTTCGGCGCTAACATTCTCCGTAGCGGTCTCGCTTCCGGTATGCGCTTCGTTCAGCAGCTGTTTGGTTTCGACATCATCCTGTCTAACCGCCTCCCGCATGGTACTTTCTCTGATGGTACTACTTCTGTATCCAATGCTGTAGCAAACATTGCTATGTGTGTTCTGGATGACCAGACTAAGCCTGTTATGGTTGCATGGCGTCGTATGCCGAAAACCGAAGGGGAGCGTAACAAAGACCGTCGTCGTGACGAATTCGTTACCACCTGCCGTTACGGTATGGGCGTACAGCGTGTTGACACCCTTGGTGTTATCATCACTTCTGCTGTTAACTACTAAGGAGAACTTTAATGCCATATGAAAAGACTAGCGGTTTAGGAGTTAACAACTTCTACGGCCCGCGTACTGCTACCGGTGCTCAAGGCCCGGATGAAAGCTCCGGTGTACTGAATTCCTTTGTTTGGCAGTATGATTCCTCCGCCCTGCTTGATGACCGCTTTGTAATCCCGGCTAGCTCTGCCATTGTCGATGTTAGGAAGCCTGCTGGTGTCACCGCTGTTACAGTTGGTGGTACGGAAGTTACAGCTGCTACTTGGGCTGCTCCTGTTATTGCAGGTGGAGCTGTAGCCCTCACTGGTGCAACCACTGGTGACAAGGTTATCATCACTTATCAGAAAATTGTTGGCGCTCTTGCAGGTGCTTAAGAACTCTGGGGAGGCTTCGGCCTCCCTTTTTTGTTTCTATGGAGAGATAGATGGCAAAGCTCACCCTTCTTGATATCACTCAGGATATTTTAAACGACCTCTCTGCTGACCCAGTTAACTCCATAGACGACACAGTGGAGAGCCAACAGGTAGCTCAGATTGTCAAGAGCACATATTTCGCTTTAATGCATGTACGCAATTGGAGAGGTAATCAGCAGCTTCTCAATCTTATTGCTTCTGGAGATGCTTCTCTTCCTACACATGTAACCCTTCCAGAGAACCTCAGCGAACTCTCCTTTGTCAACTACGATTGCCGCTTACAATCAGACAATAGGAAAGTGTATAGGGCTGTCAGGTATGTCTATCCAGATGAGTTTCTGCGTAGACAGAATCAGTATGATGACACTGTAGATTATATTGATGTCATCCAAGACCCTTCAGGTGTACAGCTCCTCATTCGTAACGATGTGCCCCCCACTGTATGGACTTCCTTTGATGACAAGGTATTGGTGTTTGATTCCTACAATAAGAACGTAGAGGACACCATCCAGAGTTCCAAGATACAGGCAATGGGGTATGTAACTCCTAATTGGTTAATGGAAGATGATTTCATTCCTGTGTTGCCAGAGGAAGCTTTTACGCTGTTGCTGGAAGAGGCTAAGAGCCGCGCTTCCATGAAACTCAACCAACAGGCTGACCAGAAGGCAGAGCAAGAGGCTGTACGACAGAATCGATGGCTTGCCGGTAAGCAATGGAGAGCCCACAAAGGAGCCCGCACACCAAACTACGGTCGCCGGGGATATAAATGATTATTGAATATAAATCTTATTTCATCAAAGGGAATGGGATGGGAATGTACACCATCTCTAATGTAGGCAAAGGCGTCCTCGCTTCACTGTTGCGGGGCTTATACACCTCGCCGTCTTTCGCTATGCTAGCGATTGACGCTTATTTGGATGGTAAGGCGGACAAGAATGGCAAGACAAACAGCGGCGATTGAGGTTAACACCTTTGTTCGTGGGATAATCACAGAAGCCTCCCCATTAACATTCCCAGAGAATGCGTCTATTGATGAGCAGAACATGGTCTTGAATAAGGACGGTTCTCGTGAAAGGCGCTTGGGGATGGACTATGAGGGCGGCTTCACCACCTTCTCAGCTAACGTCTCTGCGGCAGAGAATCCGGTGTTCAACTCCTTTGTGTGGAAACAGCCGGGGGGCTTCACTGAGAGTGAATTCTCTGTGGTGCAATCAGGACGTAGGCTCACCTTTATTGATAATACAGCGACAGTGCTTAGCGCTGCTGTAAAGGCCACCTACGACATTGGGAACAACGTCACTAGCAAGATATCCCTAGCAGCTGTTGATGGCATCCTAGTGGCTGCCACGGGCTCTGGTGACATATACGCATTCGATTACGATGGCACTAACATCTCCCAGACTACTTCCCGTCTTAAGATACGAGACATGTTTGGGGTAGAAGATACAATTAACGGGCAAGATCTTCGTACAGGACAGGGAGTACAGGTAAGGCCTTCTGTTCAGACAGACGCTCATATTTACAATCTGCGTAATCAAACATTCGCCTACCCTCGCTATCGTGGGGATGGTGATGATGCTGAAACTTCTACCTGCCCTATCTTCTCTTTCCATGAAGAAGAGGGGACATTCCAAGCCAACTCTGACAACCTAATTACCTATCTGTACGCTAACGCTAACGACAGCGATGACCGCAATACCCGTCGATACTTCCAGAAAGATAACTTGAATAACCCCCTGGGTACTAACCTAGCCCCTATGGGTTTCTTTATTATCGACGCCATGAACCGTGGAGTGTCTCGCTTAGAAGCTGTACATGATTTGTATAACACGTACCCAGAGCTTCAATATCCAATTACTTCCTTGCCAACAGATTCTACCCCAGGAGGGGCCTCTGTAGTAGCTACTTACGCGGGACGTGCTTGGTTTGCGGGGTTTAGTTCTCAGGTTGTAGATGGAGATAAAGAATCACCTCGAATGACCTCCTATGTTCTGTTTAGCCGTTTAGTAGATAAGATTTCAGATATCTATAAGTGTTATCAAGACGGGGACCCAACCTCCTCCGAAACACCAGATTTGGTGGATACAGACGGAGGCTTCTTACGACTGGATGGGGCCTACAACATCTCTGCGATGGTTAACGTAGGCGATGCCTTGATGGTTGTAGCTGAGAATGGGGTGTGGAAGATTACAGGCGGTAGCGGCTACGGATTCTCAGCCACCAACTACATGACCACCAAGCTGGCTGAATATGGATGTATTTCTCCGGGCTCCGTAGTGTTAGTGGATAGCACATTTATGTATTGGTCTGAGGATGGCATTTATCATGTCACTAAGAATCAATATGGGGATTGGGCTGCTAATAACATTTCTAACACTACAATACAAGACCTATATGATGACATATCCTACGGCAATAAAGCTGCCTGTCAGTCCACCTACGACCGATATACACGGTGTGTAAGATGGATGTTTAATAACCTAGCGGAATCTTCAGGTTCTACCAGAGAACTAATTCTAGATATTAACCTCTCTGCATTCTACATATCCGATGTAGCACCAGTATCAGGTACATTCCCTAGAATGGTTGCCTATGTAAAAACTCCTCCTTTTAAAGTGACTACGGAGTCTACGCAGGTAATTACTGGAGCACAAGATACAGTGGTTGATTCTTCTATCAATTCTGTGGTGGTACAGGGTTCCTCTGTACTATCTGGGGTATCTGAGACTTATTTCGTCACTATAGACAGCGAGCAATCTGGGGACCTTAAGCTTACATTCTCTTATTACAGAGACAGCACATTCACAGATTGGGTGAGTAAGGATGGAACAGGTGTTGATGCAGCAGCATATTTGCTAACAGGTTGGACAGGTGGCGGGGATTACCAGCGTCAGAAGCAAGCTCCTCTTCTCACTGTATATTGCATTAAGACAGAGACAGGGTTTGATTCAGAATATGAACCAGTTAATGCCAGTTCTGTATTAGTGCAGGGGCAGTGGAGTTGGACAAACTTAGCAGACTCTAACAAATGGACCTCAACATTCCAAGCTTACAGACATACACGTTTATGGGCCCCAGAGGACAACTCTTCCCCCTTCAATGATGGGAACCACGTAGTTGTCACTAGGAATAGGCTGAGAGGTCGAGGAAGAGTGCTGTCCCTGTTATTTAAAACAGAGCCTAAGAAAGCGTTTAAGCTTCTCGGCTGGTCGCACGTAATGATGGTTAACGGGAGCGTTTAATGGAAAGTAGAATTGAAGACCTCTACGTAGGAGATGACTTCTATGCAAGAGGGGAATACGCTGGAGGTTTTCTTTTCTTCCATTGCGAGCTGTATATTCACAATAAATCTACTATTAAGAAAATAAGACAGGCCCTTAGAGAAACTATTGAGCAGGCTAGAGAAATGGGCTATGACAAGCCCGTCTTCTCTTATGTTGAAGCGGGGCCTAAAGGAAAACTCAGTAAGATGGCTGGAGGGGTGCTGTGCAATACCTTTGAAGCCGAGGGTAAGAGATTTGAGGTGTATAAATGGGAATAGAAACGGCAGGTATTATAGTTGCTGCTGTTGGTGCAGCATCTACAGTTTACAGTGTGTCAGAGCAGCAGCGTCAATCTAAGAGGGCCGCAGGGGCTCAGAAAGAGGCATCAGCTATTGCAGAAGCCCAGCGCAAGAATGAAGAGATGGACCAGCGCAGGCAGCAGATTAGACAGCAGAGAATCAGGGCAGCACAGATAGAGCAAGGGGCTGCTAACCAAGGGGCTTCGGATAGTTCAGGAGAACTAGGCTCTCTTTCCGCCCTCTCTTCTAATGTCGCTAGTAACCTAGCTACAATGTCTGGCCGTTCAGCTGCGGCATCTGGAATCTATTCAGCTAACCAGCGAGCCCTCAATGCACAGAGTGCTGCACAGACAGCAGGAGCTATCGGGCAGATTGGTGGAGCAGCTATGAACTTAGCCGCCCCAGCAGCTGGAGCAGGACTTGCTAAACTCTTTGGGGACAGTACAGGGGTTAGCGGGCTAAGCGAACAGCTGGACACTACGATTCAGAATAATCCAAGTATTTTTTAAGGAAGACACATGGCAGAGCTTGACCAGTTTAACACAGGCGCAACTAATGATTTGGCAGACTTTCAAACTGACGACCAGCTTGCTGCTCCGGTGACGAACGCAAGCTCTAACCAAAACATTGCTGCCCATGTATCAATGCTATCATCCAATCCTGGAGATACGGCTGGTACATACAACACCATTCGCGATGAATATGATACGCTTGGCTACAGCCCTACAGCCGATGAGGTGACTAAGGCTGCTAAGGAAGATAACACACAAGCCTATCGTCGCTCCTCAGCCGATTTCTTAACCAACCCAGCAGTGGCTGATGAGTTTAAAGCTAATGCTCTTGCTCGTATCAATGACCCCAATTCTGACTTATATCGTCTACGAGCTATGGTTGGTACGCAGGAAGCAGCGAAACCTGCCCCGAATGAGACGCAAGAAGCAGCTTCAATGCGCGGGGTGTGGGCAGCAGGAATCAACACTGTTCTTGAATACCAGCGCGAAAAGCAGAAGATTTATAATCAAATGCAGCTGGAGCAGGACGCTACTAAAACTGCCACCTATGTGGGGATGGCTGAAGACCTTGTTCCAACTGTGTGGGGATACAAAGCTGCATCTCTGGCGCAGGATATTGCGGGGGGCGGGGTATTATCTAAAATCTGGGGAACAATTCTCCCCGGAGAGGCCACAAAAGAGGCAGCAGACGCGTTTAACAAAATCCCATTTGAACAACGTGCCGCTGCTCTCCAGAAAGTTGTAGACATGGCTGCTGAACGTGGCTCCACTATCCTCCTCCCAGAAGAGCGTGACCACGCCAACTTCGCCCTTGTGCGCAGTATGACTGAAACAGGCGATTTTGATGTCACTGACAGGACTGTTGCCAACGTAATCGGGGTATTGGATGTAACAGGGTTGCTGGGAGCCATTAAACTTGTTGGCGGGACGGCTGCGGCCGCCACAAGAACATTGCGAGCCGGTGATGACCTAGCGGAAGGGGCCCGGTTTGGAGGAGGTTCCCCAAGAAGGCCGTCTCCTCAGACAGACTGGAAAACTGGAAAACAAGAGGGCCCTCGTACATTCGACCAAGAGGGGAATCTGGTTACAGGGAATGAGGTAGCTGTCAGTAATGCCCGTAGGCAGTTCACCACTACTGATGTACAGCCCACATCTCTCTCGCAGGTAATTAAAGATGCTAATCCAGAAATGGCTCGTAATCTTTTTCAGGCTGTTGAAAAAGACACTACTGGAGATATCGCAAATGGTGCTTTTGGTGCTAGTCGTGAAGATGCTATTGCACATAGCGTCTCCCCTCAAGTAGCCACTGAGAGCGGGTCGGTCTCCTCCAAGACTTCCCACCCAGAGCGTAACTCTGACTTTGAGTTCATGCCTGATGCTGACGTTATCAACTGGTATTCCAACAGCTCTGGATTCTCCCATCTCACACTGTCTGAGAAAGCTGCCCTAGACGCTAACGTAACTAATGACTTCATGAACACGCTTGGAATGGTGGCCCGTAAAGAAATGTCTTCTATTTCTGCGGAAGGGGGGCCTCTTAACATTAAAGCCGTATATGGCCCATCTGACAGCGGATGGTCTAGTGTTAAAGATGCTGTAGACAAGGCTCAGTATGCACTGCGTAAATATGGCATAACTCAGGATGAGATTGAAATCCTAGTTCGTCGGGGGGATGACTATGCCCCTATATCTAAGGAGGACAAAGCCGCTCTTCTCGCCGGAAAGGGAGCGGAGCTTAATGGGGACTACCTGTTACAAATTAGCCATAAGTATAACTATGACCACTTAGACTTGGACGCACCGCAGTTCAGTTCTCTGGATGTTAAATGGAACTATACAGACCGTTTTTCAAAAGCTCCGGGCTCTTCCGGGGAGGGGTCTTTCACCACTAACCTGTTCACTCCCGATTCCATCTACCACCCTGACCTAATGAAGGGTGCTGTAGTAGCAGGTACAAGAGGGGCCCGTCTGGAGAAGCTTCTGCACAAAGCTGCCGATGACTTCATCAAAGGAACTAAGACCTTAAACTGGGGACGTGTCCGAGCCTTGGATGATAAAATCAAGGAGATGAACTTCAAAGGGCAGCCTCTGAATTATGCCCAGTTGCGTGCAGAGGGATTCAGCCAGAAAGAGATTGGAATGCTCGAAAGCTGGAAGAGCGTACAAGATACTAACTGGTGGCTGAACAACCAAGCTGTTGTGCGTAACTATCAGAAACGTGGGTATGGTCTGTTAGAGATTCCAGAGGTAGGTTTCAAGAAAGCTGCCCGGGATTTATCAGCGTCCCGTGTTGCCGATAATACAGCTGTCTACGACGCTCTTACAGACACTGTGCGTAATCTGTCCCGTCATGAGATAGATACCCTGTACGCAGAAGGAAAGGCTGTTTCTAAAATGGCTCACTCTATAGATGTGAACGGGGTAAAAGCTCTGCACGTCATCAACCCTAATGCAGCAGGTAAAGGATATATCAGAGCTTTCCGTCAGGATGATGTAATGCTCAACTATCGTCATGGCTACTATGCTGTACGCTATAAAGACCCGCACTTCATTGAGCGTAAGGTTACTGATGGCTCAGGCAATGTGTCTTGGGAAGCCATTGCTACGGCGCCCGACGCAGTCAGCGCCAACAAGTATATGACGAGCATGACAGAGAAAGCCGGTGGTGAATACCGAGTACGTGGGGACTATCGTGGAGGTGACAGGGATAAAGCGGAGGGGCAGGTAATGCTATCCGGAGGAATGTCTGCAGAGCGTCTACGTGGTAAGCGCTTAGAGAATGCTTACGGGACTAATGCGGGCATGGAACATATGCACATTCAATCCCCTTCCGAGAGCTTGATGGCATCAATCAGAGCATTGTCAGACCGAGTGTCTTATCAGAACTGGAGTGATACAGCTAAGGCGCGTTTCATGGCACAGTTTGGGGAAGTTCTTCCTACCGTTAAAGGGCAGCAGAAGTTTCCTCGCACCGTGGATGAGATTGAGGGAACCAGTAAGCTCGCAGCTGATGCACGAACCACGTGGGAGTATATCAGGGCGCAGGATAATGGATATACCAACCGAGTAGATGACCTCTACAAAGGAACTGCTAATGGGGTAGCTACTGCACTGGGAGAGGCGGGTTTTGGTAGACTAGAGCGTACAGTACGAACTGCATCTGACTGGAGCCCGACCACTACTGCTAAATCTCTGGTATACAACCTCTACTTGGTTATGGCACCGCTTCGGCAGTTGGTAGTTCAGTCAGCCCAGTCTTTAGCTCTGTTTGCTATTAAACCAGCAGAAGGGCTCAGAATGGTTGACGATTTGGTATTATACTCTTTGTACCATACTAGGAACGGTCAGGTGTCAAATCAAGTTCTTAAAATGTACGGGAGAGATGAGAAGTTCCTAGACATGGTGGAATCTTTCCGCAGCAGTGGTATGGCAGACGCTGTTAGTCATAATGAATTCATCGATTCAATGAAGACATTGACAACCAACGCCTCCACTACAAGAGCGGCCGCTGTTAAGGATATTATTACATCTCCTGTTAGGAAGACCTTAGGGATAGCGCGTAAGTACGGCTTTGATTTAGGGGAGCATATCAACCAGTTTATGGCGTATAAGACTTTTTATTACGACAAACTGGGAGGGAAAGCAGGGAAAGCCACTCCGGCAGAGATTGAGGATATAATCCATAAAGCACGTAATTTCACAGGTAACTTTGATAGACGTGCTGGGGTTATGCCGTACACCCGTGCCTCTGTGGCGATGGTAACTCAGTTTATGAACGTCCCTCATAAGTTCATCAGCTTAGTCACCACTAACCGTGTACTTAGTACCAAGCAGAAGCTGCAGGTAGGGGCTGCGTTTGTTATGATGTACGGTGCAGGAACTGAAACCATCTACAGAGCTTTCTCTGATGAATTGCCAGAGAACCCAGTGTTGCGAGAGATTGTAACTCAAGGTCTGGTATCAGCGTTCATCAATAACAGCTTGGGCTTGATGTTCAGTGGCGGGAAGTCTCCAGAGCTGTCGGTGAAAGGGAGCATGAACCCAGTGGACCCGCAAGGGGTGCTGGACATGGCCTCAGCGCTATTTGACGAAGGAATCGGTGGGATGGTTGCGGAGTCCCCGGCAGGGAGCTTATTCTTTGGGGCCAACCCTCGTGTTACCAACCTTCTGAAGACTTTGGGCTCTTTGATGGGGCTTGGGGGTAAAGCTGACGAGGCGCTGCCTGTCCGTTATGGTAATATTATAACAGACGTTGGCAATATGGCATCGGGCACATCAGCTGCATTCCACGCCCTCCACATTCTTAAATACGGGCAGAAGTTAAACTCCTACGGGGGCGTAATCGCTGATAATATGACCACAACGCAAGCTATTGCTCAGGCGTTTGGGATACCCACTCAAGGGGAGGTGAACTACTATGAGCTTATGAAGAAAGCTTCCACCTTGAATGAGAATATGGAAAAGGATGTTAAGGCTGTCTATAAGGAGTTTGCACGCAGGGCTTCTCAGGACAATCTAACTAGAGACCGGCTCATGTACCAAGTGCAAGTAATGAACGCCGCAATGTCAATCTATGGACATAACCCAAGAGCCCAACAGATATTCATGGGTGAGCTTAAGAAGTCTATTGCTGATGGGGATATGCGGGTATTCAAAACTATTATGCAATTGTCTGAATGGGCAGATAATGATGAAGTGAACGCGTTGTTTGATAAGGCGCCTCTTTCTCCAGAAGAGAAGGACAACCTCAAAGCTATCGTTGACATGAATCAGGAAGCTCTAAAACAATTGGCGGAAGAAAATAAGAAGGGTAAATAATGGCAGGTGGACTTTTTGATACATCAGATGTTAGTGGAGTGTCTGGAGGTGTGCAGCCGCAGCAGGCGGTTGCCCCTGCCCCTTCCACAGCAACAACTATTGCGGGGAGTGGCCTATTCCAAGGGATTGGTAATTTGGCTACAGGGCTGGCTCAAGGCTTTGCTCAGGGAGAGAAGGCGGCTAAGCAGGCTCAGGCAGATAAAGCCCTTGCTGGATACGCTAAGAGAGTGAGTTCTCTTAATGCGGCAGTAGAGCAGGGAGCTCTATCCCAAGCCAGTGCGCAGCGTCAACAGCGTGCTCTGTACAATGAAATCTTGGCTAACCGTCCAGACTTGGCTGAACAGCTCACCACATTCTCCAAGAGCCTCTCAGGCACTGAGGGGATTGGTGATACGCTGGCACAGGGCACCGCTGTAGACCAGCAGATTAAGGCAGACACTAAGGCAGCTACAGCTGCTGGCTTCATCAATCCGGGAATGACTCCAGAGCAGCAGGAGGAGGGCCTTAATCAATATAGGGCTCAACAGCATCAGATTAACCAGATGGAATTCTATTCTAAACAGCTGGGAATCACTCAGCAGAAACTGGCTATTCAATCCTCTCAGGAATCAATTGCTGCTTCCCGTGTGTCTCGTGCTAACGCTGCTATGGACTTACAGCTTAAGCGTAATAAGATGCGGGTGCAGCAGGCTACGGCAGATGTTGCCACTTCTTATTTCGATAAGACACGCTCTAGCCTAGAGCAGCTCTCTAATGATGTAGCAACAGGGAAGATTTCTCAGGAAGCCGGTATTGCTCAGCTGGAGAAGATGAAGGCTGACTTTGCAGGACTCACTATGCCAATTCGTGGTGTAGCTGGTGCTGATTATGTCGATGCGATGACTAAACCTATCAATGACATTATCGACGCACAGAAAGACTTCATGTCTGGCAAGATTACCAAAGAGGTGTACCAGAACCAGCTTGACGTCAAGACAGTACATGCCAATCTGGAAATCATGAGTGACCCTAAGATGGCTCAGATTGTTACACTGTCTAAAGCTATGGGAGCCAACTTCGATTTGAAGATTCTGTCTCAGACTGGCACCACAGTGGTTAACTACCTCAAGCGTACTCTGGAAGGGGCCCCCGCTGGTAACATGACTCCTGATGACCCAGCAGAGCAGGCTCAGACTAAAGTGTTCCTTGACACTCTCCGTCAGGCCACCAAGAACTTGGGGAATAAAGACCCTCGTATCGCTGACCCTAAAGAAACCTTTAAGGAAGTGGAAGCTCACGCTAACCAAGTGTTGCAAGGCATCTCAGACTTCTCCTCTGCTCAGAAGAATCCTTCCCAGCTTAACGCGGCTATTGATTATTTAGCCTCACCTGAATTCTTAGCGTTACAAGCCAATGGGGCTAAGTTCAATGTAGACGCAGTGGAAGGGGCTAAGAACGCTGTACAGATTAACTACAATGATAAGCTCATTCCAGCTGTACGTGATGAATGGGAGAAGAATAAAACTGTTCTCTCTTCCTCCCTGCCAGCAGGGGGCTTCCCAGCGATGGGGGGCGCTTCTCCGACAGGCTCTGTCACTCAGGAAGCCACCCCTACGGCGGTTCGTTATGTATGGACAGGGAACAGCATCCGCTTCTCCCCAGCTCCTGGCTTTGAACGTAACCCTAACGTTATGGCTAAGGCAAGAGAGCTACAGAAGAAAGTGGCCCCTCTTATCAACAAGAGCATCCGTGCAGCCGCTCATATGGACGGTAGCCAAGACTACTCCAAATACTTTAAACAGAATGAGGAGGCGTTCTTCGGCTCTTCTCCTGACAACATCCAAGAGGTACAGTGATGGAGAATAAATATGTAGTGGCAGGACAAGCCAGCTCTGGGGGGATGCTTATATGGCTGAGTAATCTAGACCTCGCATCATGGAGCTACATTGTTGGTATCTTAGTAGCTCTCATTGGTCTGGTGGGCGGTGCCTACTGGCAATGGAAGAAGGACAAGCGGGACGCAGAGATGCACAAAGCTATTCTGGAATCCATTAAGACACGTGGGGTTAACGTAGATGAACACTTGGATTAAGCGTCTCACTATCGGGGGTGGCTTTCTGGCTGCCTCAGTGGTGGGAGTGGTGAAACACAATGAGGGGTACAGTGAGAGGACATACTATGATGGGACTGGAGTTGCTACGATATGTTACGGTGAAACCAAAGGTGTTAAGCTTGGCGAGGTCCGTTCTAAATCTCAATGTGACAAACAGCTTCAAGAAAGCCTTGTTGCTCACGCGAAAGTGTTTGATGGCATCCCTTCCTCTACTCCTGATGTGGTGGCTCTTGGTGTATTAGACATGGCTTACAACATTGGCGTAACAGGCTTCAATAATTCTAAAGTGAAGAAAGCTATCATCAAAGGTGACTATCGGATGGCGAGTAAATACGTATTAGAATGGAAGTATATTACGCGTAATGGTAAGAAATATGACTGCTCCATTCCGGGAAACAAAGTGTGCTATGGTTTGTGGAAGCGTAGGCTGTGGCAGAGCCAAGCTATAGGCAATGGTTTTAAATCCCCACAGGAGGCTCTCAATGCCCTTAAGCGTTAAGCAAATCGCTCTAGGAGCGGCTGTAGTGGCTTTTGTATTGATGGCTGTAGGGTTGGTATACCAGCACTCTACAATAGCCTCACAGGACGCTACAATCGCTTCTCAGCAGCAAACCATAGACACTTTCGAGAAAGATAAGAAGGCACAGGATAAAGCTGATAAACAGCTCAAGGCAGATAAGGAGGGGATTGCTAAAGAGCGTCAAGACTGGAAGGAAAAACTAAATGAAGCGCTCAAGGGTAATACTTGTAATGATGTGCCTTTTGACGATAACACTCAGCGGATGCTCAACGAACTATACGGTAAGCAAGGTTCCTGACCGCTATCTAGAACCTACTCCCTACCCGGAGAATGTTCCCACCACCTTTGGTGAATGTGTAAAAGAGGCCATCCCAGACTGGAAGGCCGCATTGGATAGTGCTAACGCAGATAAGGCAGCAGCTAGGAAATATCAAGAGGAGATGAACTAATGCCTGCGAAGGGACAATATAAGAAGGGGGCTAAACCTGACAGTGTACGTCAGCGTAAGTACAACTCGTCCCCGGAACAAAAGAAGAGACGTGCAGAACGGAACGCGTCAAGACGTAAGATGGAGAAGGCAGGGAAGGTGAAGAAGGGGGACGGCAGGGACGTGGACCATCGTAATAAAAATACAGCGGACCAGTCGACTAAGAATCTTCGGGCCCGTTCAGTGAAGGCCAATCGTGCTGATAACCGGGGAACCGGTGGACGTAAAAAAGGAAAATAAATAATGGCTACAAACTATCGTACTGAGAGTCAGAAGTTCTTCAATGCTCAGGCTTCTCAGAACCATCGCTCTTGGGCGAAGGCTGCTGCGGCTTACTATCGTCAGGTTGGTTCTACTACCAAAACTAACTTCGTAGACGCAATGGCGGCTTATTATGCAAAGATTAATGCTGGTACTATCTCTGCTCCTGTATCTCCTACTGCTACTCAAGCGGTTGTCAGTAATGGGGGTACTGTAACAGCTGCCAACTCTGCTAACACTAAAACTGTTAGCGCCACCTATGTCATCTCTGGAAGCGCTGTACAGCGTGTAAGCCTCCCGGCTAACGCCGCCATCATCACTTCCGCACAAACCCTCACAGGTGTCGCTCCTACTGGCGACTATTCCACCACGGTTACATTCACTGTAGCCAACGGTGTCATCACAGCTATCGCTCTTAGCTAAGGAGAATATATGGCCAATGTTCAGCATTCCTCGCTGACAGGTGCTGACCTCCATGAGTGCAAAGGGGCAGCTTCGGCTGCCTCTGGTCAAGTTCCTGTAGCTAATGGGAGTGGCTCTGCTCCATTCGGATTTCTACCGTATTCTGCATTGACAGGAAAACCTTTAGTCCCTGTTGTATATAACGGCAACACCGCAACTGGTGCCACTCCTCAGGTGAGGGTGTTTACAGCCACAGCCGTTGCTGGCCTGTTCACCGTGAGTATTACGGGCCTGTCCTCCATTCTAGGAGTTAGCGCATCTGTTGTATCAGGGGCTGGCGGTATTGGAGTAACGGCAGTAGCCTCTATCAACACTGCCACCAACACAGGAGTGTCAGGCACAGTGGTTGTACTAGGGGCTTCTGGAAACACTCTTGGAACTAACCAAACGGTGTACGTAACCGTGATTGGTGTGTAATCAGGAGGAATGATGGCTTGGAATGAAGGGGTACTGAGGGCCTTAAGGGATGGGTCTATTATTCAGGAAGGGACTAGGACAGGAAGGATTTATAACGCATCTCGAAGGGTTACTGGGGTGGCGGCAGGAGCTAACGTAGACAGTATCTTCACTGTGGGGGCATTGCCTGTCTATCTGTTTCAGAGGGAGGTAGGGAGGAGTGGACTGGGAGTTAGTGCTTCTATTTACAGGGGCCCTACGTTTACAGGTGGTACTCTAGACCCGGTGTATAGCGTTAATGACCTGACTGGGGATGGGGACTTATCTACTATCCAATTGCGTATTGGGCCTACAGTGACGGCGGTTGGTACGCAGACTATAGCCACCTCTTACGCTATTGGGAATACTTCCAACCAAGGGCAGGGAGGTATTGCAGAGCTTAAGCAGCCATTGTATATGCTCCCTAACACTGCCTATCTTCTGCGTATAACTAGCTTAGACTCTCAGGCTCAGGATATTACAGCAAGTATTGCTTGGTATGAGGGGTATTTATAATGCCGTACAGTGTAATTAAGACAGGAAAGAATAAAGGGGAGTATCGCGTTACTGGAGGGAAGATGAAAGGTAAAGTGATTAGCAAGGCTCAGATGCAAGCTATTGAGATTAGTAAACATAAGAAGGGTAAATAAGAATGCCAAGCAATACTCAGCAGGGTTCTCAAGGACTTCCGTCCTGTAAATGCAAGATGGTAAACACTGATAAGAAGCTGGCTCCTCCTAAGCAGGGCAGCATTATTATTAGTCGTGGTAAGAAATAAAAAAAAAGAGGGCGCCCTTTCGGGCCCCTCCGCTTAGTCTATTCCTAAGAGCCAAGATATTTGGACCGCCCCCTGTTAAATAAGTTCTGTAGAGTTATTGCGTGTTAACACTCTTGACCCCCTTAACTCGTTTAGTGGAACGGAATGAATGCCCGGTAGGACCCTTATAACTTTGGAACTTACTCTGAGCGGTGTAAGCAAATCCATCTTCTACTACCTCCGTGCTCCCCGTCACTGGGTCGCGTAAAGCATCATCATCAAAATACAAGCTGAGATTAGGTGCGCTCTTATCGTAAGAACGAAGTCGTAAGTAAACCTCTTCAAGCAGCTTAACGTCATATCGGTTATACTCCACCATATATTCCCACGCCTCTTTCTTCCCTTCCATACAATCAACCCAGAGCTGGAAGTCAGTGTCTAGCTTAGGAACCTCAATCCCCAAATAAATCCCCAGCTCTTTTAGAGAATTCGCTGGAAAGCGGAAATACTTCTTCGCAATCTTGCAAGTATCCACAACTTTAAACGGCGACGGCATCCCAAGGTTGTGATAAGCAAAACGGCTATTGAGATAAGGGAGGTCGAAGCGAAGCCCGTTGTGTGCAACAACCACATCAGCACTATCCAGCAGATGCCACATACTAGCAACAATCTCGCGGTCATCTTCCTCTTTGTATTCCCCCTTGTCCAGTGTGTAGGCCCCTCGCTCATCTATATCATGAGAGTACCACGGACGATGGTTAGGAATCGCGTCATCTAGCACATCATCCTCACCAAGCCACTTAGCGCTCCATGTCAACATAAAGCTTCGTTGCTTCACTTGAACAGGAGCAAGGAATTGCTTAAAGCGTCCCCACACATACCCAAGCTCTGGGCTTGTCTCAATATCAAAGATTAAGATGCGTGGGCCTTCTTTCTTCTCCTGCTTATTGTAATAATATTCATTAAGGATGTACCACACGGAGGACGCTGCTGTCTTCTTTCCAAACACTTGCTTAGCAATACTACGGTGTGTTACTCCCGCTTTCTTTAGGGCGATTACGGCTGAGATTGTTTCTTTCGAATAGTTCATAGTCTCTCTCTTTTTTAGTATTATTATATGGAGTATTTTTATAACATTCCCAGCGAGGGTCCATCCCCGCCCTTTGCCAATTATCTACGTTCTGCTCCATCGTGTAGTCTCCCCACCACTGCCAGTGTCTGTCTTCATGGCCTGTACAACAGCATCTAAAGGGTCGCAATCTGTGGATGTTAAGTAGTGAAGCGCCACAGTTCCTCCGCTCCCAATAGCCCACGGGCAGCCATCTGGAATCTCTACAAAATCTAGAATAGGGCTCTCCCCTTCAGCCTTAGATACAAACCAAGCTGTTCGCTCTGTAACAATAATGGCGGAGAACGTGTTAGGTGTGTCTAATGAAGAGGTGACTAACAGCCCTTCCCCCAACGCATACTCCAATACAGCCTTCTCAGAGAGATAGCCGGCCAAAGCAAAGGCCAATACTTTCTCCCCCTGCATTGAATAGCTGCGTTCTTCACAGTCTACAATCTTTGGGAAGTTGTCAGTGACAAGTTGATTCCCACGAGTCATGCGGCCATCTGCTGCTAATACACCATTGCGGAATGCGATAGTTGTCATATTACTTCTCCACTTGCCACTTATAGGATTTAGCTGGGGCTTCCAGCTCTACAGCACGCTTAGCACTCTCCAATATCTCAGCCATGTCCTGAGCCTTGTCCTTATGGCCCCTCAGCCCTGCACAGAGGGCTTTCTTGACTAGATGCTGTAGGGCAGGGTTAGTTACATTAAAGGCGGCCAGTACATCGTAAACATCTAATGTGACGCCCTTACATACTCGGTTATACTTACTCATCTTTCTTCTCCCTCTGCATCCACATCTTAGCCATTTCATAATAGACGAGCGCTCCTTTCTCGTCTCCTTGGTCTAAACATTCCTCTTGTTTCCTGCGGCAATATTCTACAGGGGTTTCCTCTTTATTCAGCAACTTTATCCTCCACACGAACAATTGCCACCTGTAAACTGTCTACGCCGTCATAGCTTTCTTGCTTGAGCTGATTAACAACGCTGGCGGCTGCCTTAGCAAACTTCTCAGCCACTTCATCACTCACACCTTCGAATTTAAAAGACAGAACATAATTAGACATACATACCTCCGATAAGAATAAACATAGTAGTGAACACAGAGAACATAAGCAGATTATTAATGAGCTGTCGCATCTACTTCTGCCCCCACCCGCTTCTTAGTTTCATCAGCATCTTTCTGAATGGACATGAGCATGGCTGCTACAGAGAGGCGCTCTTGTTCAGAGAAGTTCTCAAAATAGCTGCGTGTAGCCCGTTCCCCCTCTTCTTGATGGATTGAGACAGCGGTGACGGCACGATTGTACGCACGGAGAATAGGATTCTCAATATCATTAAATAGTTCAGGTTTTTTCATTACACTTGGTCCTTATTATTTTTATTTGTATCGGACGAAATTATCTACCTTTAGGGAGTGTTAGAGCTTTCTCTAAAGGCCGCTTCTTTAATCTCTTTTTCATTGCGGTAAAGCTAAGACCCAGTTCATTTGCCCAGTCCATAATAGTTTTTGTTTCACCATTAAAGCAAATAAATACGTTGGTCCTTCTATTTCGTGCTTGCTCGTGGGGTGTGGCCCATTTGCAATTTTCAGGGGAATACCCTCCGTTGTTGTCAATACGTTCTAGTGTAAACCCGTCGGGTTTTAACCCCATATCCTCTAAGAAATTCTGGAAGGATTCCCACCTAGTGCATATAGATATTCCCCTACCACCGTGAGTATAATACCGGTGAGAGTTTGGATTTAGACAGCGCTGCCTCATGTCCCTCCAGCACTGGTTAGTTCTTTTCAGCCTTAATTCTTCTTCGTTCAACCCCCTCCTCCTTAGACTTAATTGCGTGGCAAGTTTTACACAGAACTTGTAATCCATCTGCTTGGCAGAACATCCTCTTAATAACATCATCCCAGGAAATAAATCCAGTCAGTGGAATTACGCTTTCAATGTGATCTACTTGAACCTCTTTAGCTGGAAATACCCCATGGCAGTGGGCACACTCATAGTGCTCAGCCAGACGCCCTGTGGAGTCATTGACCATCTTACCACGTTTCGCGGCATTTAACACCTCATATTTCGGCGGCCACCTAGTGGTGCCTTTACGTAATGTAGATTTAATGAATGATTGGAATTTGCTCTCTGTCCAATTCATAGAGACCTCCTTTCATTCTCACGTTGATAGGCCTCCACAGCAGCTTCTAAGGTATCGAAAGAGCCCAGAGATTTTCTGATACCATTGGAACTAATCCTTGCCCGGTATTTATTGCTTTTCTCGTCCCAGGTCACTCCCTTACCGCCAGTAGAGTTATTCTTGAACAACCCAGTGTTCCAGCTGTTTTCAACGGGATAAACCTCTCTCAGATTCTCCGGCCTGTTATCCTTGCGGTCCCTGTTTATGTGGTCTAGGGGCAAGGTGGGGAACTTCCCATAAGTAATCAGCCACACCAACCGGTGCGCTAGATATGATTTTCCATTCAACCGGATATGCAAATACCCATCTTCCCTGAGAGTACCAGCCTCCTTATTGGACATTTTAGCATCAAACCAAGGGGAGCCTCTAGGCTTCCAGAAAAGAGACCCGCCTTCCAACCGCAGAACTTCCTTGGCCTGTTGCGCAGTTATTGTCATTTATTCTCCATATTAGGGTGAAGGGCTTCTTGTAACCAGCTTGCTATAGCTTCTGCCTCTTTATTGCTAAAGCATAAGCTGCTCCTTCCCAGACCGTCGTTCATTTCAATTTCAAAAGGGTATTCAAAATCTCCACTCTCTTTGATACTGAGATTGATAATTTCATTGTCCCATTCATCTTTAAAGATTAAAGGTTTCATTTGTTCTCCAAATCAATTAGGTTTTCATCCCACTCTACGACATGCAGCATTCGTTTTCTATCTAGCCGAACTACTATATTACTGACTTCTCCCCTTTTGTGAAGTGTCCCGAGGAAATCAATCACCTCGGACCACCGGCCTAGTCCAAAATACCGGATTTCCCTCATCATCTACCCTCCGAATCATCCACGCTAATTGTGCTTGTTCATAAAGACGCTCTTCAGCCTCTTCACCATATTTGTTAGTGTACGCCTCCAACACCCTCTCGTACATCTCTGCTTCTGTTGTTGCTCCGTCAAGGATGTTGAATGCTCGAATGGGACCACACCCTTGCAAACCATCATACGTATCTGTGGAGTCACCAGTAAGTAGCTGTGAATAGAAGAAAAGAGCACCAGTTCCTGTGAGCTTCTTAGGCCCCTTGAGGACGAGGCTCCCTATTTCTTCCACCCATGCTGGCCCCCAACTGCCTTGTCTGCCGCACTCCCAAGTGTAATGGAAGCCTGGGCATTGCTTCAAATCCTTATCACGGCTACAGATTATTGTATCTCTAAACTCTAGGCGCTTAGTTTGTTCGATGCATAGGGCATCATCTGCCTCCATCCCATCTACCACCACTGCTCCCCATTGAGCTTGTAAATAAGCTTTAATGTAGGAATAGTAATGCGGCTTGATTTGTTTACGATTTCCTTTATACTCACGGCTCTTAGCCACGGCATGTCGGAAATTACCCTTACCCGTGATGAACAGTTTAGGAGGAGCTGTAGCATATACAGCTGCACAAATCTCCTTAATACGCTCATCAACCATTTCATTCACTTCTTCAACGGATTTTAAAATCAATCCTTCTTCTGTCTTCTGTTGAGCGGCAAAGCCAATCTCGTAAAGAAGAATGTCTGCGTCAATAAGAGGAATCATGCATCACCATTTTATTATATAGGGCTTCCTTGCCCGTTGTTATTATCTATCTAATTAAAAGCCCCAGTTCTCTTCATTACCACGGATTGTCATCGTCTTCTCCTTCTGTCACATCAGGCTCTACAGGCTCCTGTACGGGCTTCTCAGCCACTTTCTCCTCCTTCTTGACCTGCCCTGCAGCCTGCCCCTCTAAAGCTACCTGAAGCTTGCTTCCTTCGAAATCCAAGTTAGCCTTAATCCGCTCCTGAATCCACTCAGGGAATGAACGGAAGATATCAAGGTCTGGCTCATCCAGAGAGAACACCTTAGGCTCATTCTTAAGTTCTGCCACCATCATGCCCTTCATTGGCTTGGAGACATTCCCCACCTTAGCACTGCCATTCTTCTTATGCGCTACAGTTACTGCACAAGGAGCTGTCAACACTTTCCCCCAATCTCCTTGATAGAGGGAGAAGTCTGGGTCAAATGCCTTCATACGCTTAGTGGAAGTGGCAAGGTCACTGTCCAATGCGTATAGAGGGAACTCCTCTGACAGCCAACGCGGCTTATCCTCCAGCTCATTACCTGCTTCATCCTTCATGAACTCTGTAGTGAATTCATAAGTGAGGCGCAGTAGGTGAACAGGAGCTTTATCATATGCCACCTCAAACTTCTTAGTTGCGTCATTCCACACTTCCTTGTGGTGACGTCCCATGTCAATCACTTGGGCCACACGGCATGGATAGTTGTCCACTGGCAATTCTTCTTGCTTAACGCGGTTAGCTGCTGGACGTTTCGGAGTAGTAGCGGGTGCTTTTAAAGCCATGTGTAATACCTCTTTTTATTATTATTATTTTAATTTTTTAACGGAACTAATGTTTACGGCATAAATTTCAGTTGTGTCTAACGGATTAAATAGAACAATCTCTTCCCCTTTTATCACTACAATACCAGCAACTTCTCCCTCTGTTGCCGCCTTAACAACACCCCCGTCATAGGGGATGTCTTTAGTTAACACCACTTTGCTTCCTGTTTTCATCAGATTTTACATGCTCCCGATTCACAATCATCTGCGCCAATGTCAAGCTCTGCCAGTTGCTCCATGTAAACATCTGTCACAATGGCCTGCAGCTCCTCTTTGAATTGCTCAAGCTGTTCAAATGTCATAGGCTTGACATCATTGAAATAATAACGCCCAGTATATTTTTCATATGTTACTTTCATTTGCCATGCCTCTCTGAGTAGCCAAGTTCTTTATAAACACAGTCTCTTTTACTAATAGCATCTTCTTTTACAGAAAACCTCCCATAGAACTTCTTCCCCACTTGAACTAACCACTTACTCCTAGATTTATCCCAAAACACACCTGAAATTCCTGATGTGTTTGCAGCGCTCTTTTTCATATTTTTCTGGTTATCTTGGCGACTCCCATCTTTAATATTATCCCAGGAATTGTTAAGCTTATTCCCATCTAAGTGGTCCACAATTCCTACAGGAAAAGAGCCTGTCATGTAGAGGAAAGCCAACCTGTGGGAGTATTCCTGATGGCGAGTTCCTACCACACTCCTAGGTAAAGTAACAACGCTATACCCGATTGGTGATATATGCTCTGGGGATTCGCCAACCCCCTTGTCACGAGTGGCCTTCCTTAATGTGAAGTCCCCAGTAACAGGGTCGTAAAATACCAATTCCTTTAACACATCTGCACTTATATCCATCAATGCACCTCCAGCCAGTTATGTCCGATGGACGCCTCTCCAATTTGAGGCACTCTAAGTTTGAAATGTTTTGTTGCTGTGTCGAATGCTTTCTCCAGAAGCTCTGCCACCTCCTTCTTGATTTCATCCCGACACTCCACTGTGATTTCATCGTGATACCAACATACAACTACATAATCCTCTCCCCACACAAAACGCCTAGAGAGATATTTATGGGCTAAGTTGTAGGCAGCGGTCATATAGATGGCCTCATCTGCCTGTACCGCATATACTAAAACTGTATGTTCAGCCCTAATGAATACAGGAGAACCGTCCAATCCTTTTACCCACCCATCGTAATATTCTAAGCGTCCCCATTTGTTCATACGACGTTTAGCATTCTCCCTCCATTCTTCTGTAATACGTTCAATCAAAGCAGCTTTAGCTGGGAACACTTGCTTGAGAGCTTCACGAATAGCTGTACCAGAATCCTTAGTGCCTCCAATCATCTTAGCAAGCTTTCCATCGGAAGCTCCGAAAGTCCCATACAGTTACGCACTTCCTTGTGCTCCCATATTCCTATGGGTATCAGACCATATCACGAACCCGTAGGTTCCTCCCCGTTTCCAGAAGCTCCCAGCTCCTGTACGTCCTCTCGGACTGGTCGTTGCACGTTCAAATGAGCCTGCTTACCGTGGTGTAAGTGATGACATCTTGGGCATAACAATTCCCAATTACTGAAATCTTCAGGGTTGTTATTATGGTTGCGGTCTCGGTGGTGAATACAGAAGCTATTGCTTCCAACCGCCTCTAGTAAATCTTTCCCACAATCCTCACAATAACGTACCATTTCCTTAAACTTATGTCGGTTAGCGTTTAGAAAGCCCTTCCCGGTTTTGTACTGGGCGTGCTCCATGCCCTTCTTGTTCATTCCCCCTGAACCAACACCGTAGTTTGGATTGACCTTCTGTTCATGTTTTCTCCAACCTCTCTCGTAAGCCTCTTGCTCCGCTTCGGCTTTACATTCTGGCCCACAATACAAATTGCAAGGGGCGGTTGGTGTAAACACTGTACTACATTTCCTGCAAGGTTTAGGTTTAAACATATCTCTCCTATTATCAATGCAGGCTCATTTGCTTCGCTCAGGATTGCCCGTTCTGGGTTTCCCTGAATTAAAGGAGTTATTCAATGTGCGTTACCACACAAGGGGGCAGATTTTACCTTACCCGAAGTTAAAGTTCTTAGCTTTGCCACGACTAATGGGATGTAAATGAAATGCTTCTGTCACTTTGTTAATAGCAAATTGAGCCAATGTATGGCTGTCTGTGCCATCTTCCTTCCTCCCTTCAAGCAACATCTTGGTGAAGCCATCGTCATTAGCACGTTCACACATGAACCTGTCCTGACAAGACGCTGCATCCGCACTCACTAACACCCATCCCGGACGAGCAATGAAGGCTCTACGCATTTGCTTCCCAAAGAATGCCTCTGCGTTAGGGACGTTGGCTACATCCTTATGCTTAGCCCTGCGTGTATCTGCTAGGCCACTAACACAAGAGGAGATGCGCCCATCTGGCCTCATACGCCTCAGCCATCCCTCCATGTTAGAACGACGATGTACAGCTTTAGCACGCTTGGCATATAACCTTCCTGCCTTTCCTTCCACTCCCGGAAACTCTCCATCCTTTGGCATCTTAGGAGAGCGTTGGTTCCCTTCATCATCTAAATTCCATTCAGCAGGCTCCCACCCCTGAGACAACATCCAATCTTTTACCTCAGCAGCACTTCCCAAATCAATCGGCCTAAAAAGCACCCGGCTAAAAGGACCTGAAACAGCAAGAATATCACCGGGATTAACAGCAATTTCATCTTCCAGTTCCTCGAAATGTTTCTCCACAGATGCGGAATATTTCCCGCTCCTCATAAAAGGTTTACGGACAAAGTTGTATTCACCGTCTTTCTTAGTTTCTAATATATCCATTGTTACTGGAAGATATTTAGCTAATACGCGGTCAATACGTTCTATCCAATGCGTTAACAGCTTAATACTCTTATGAATATACGCTTCATCCAGAAGCCACCCGGCTTGCTCTTGCTTCCACAAGTTCTCCCATAGAGTGAAAGTCATTAGATGGGCATCTCTCCAATTCTGCCCTTTCCCTTCTTTCTTTAGAGCGTGATATGTAGCAACGTTGATGGCAACGTCAGTCTCACATCGCACTAAGATTTGCTCTGACATTCCCATCCAGTCATCAATGTGAGGCTTGGCAATGCCAACCCTGTAGCCCCAAGCCGCCAAGCCGTGAGGAGCTTTATTTGCGTCTGGGTCTTTTAAAGCTTGAGGGGGAACAGTCCTGTGAGGATTTTGCAACCTGCTCATCAGCATTGTATCAACTTTCTTACCACGATACGTATACCCTATTAACTTTTCCAGAACAGGAAAGTCATATTGTATGCAGTTGTGGGCGATAAGGACATCGCATGTGTCCATAAAAGCTTTCAACTCTTCCCACTGCCCCTCTACAAATCTATCTACCTCCTTTCCATCCAGTGAGGAAAATACAGCACAATGCAGTGTAGTTACCTCATAAAACAAATTGTCGGCCTCAATATCAAATACTCTTACCTTTGTCATATCTCCCAAACCCATTTTCTATGGCGTGCCTGACATTCTCTAGTCCTGTCATCCACTCCAAATTATCCAGACTGTAGTTATATTTATTTCCATCTTTGCGGTTAACTTGCGGCTTACCTTCCGGGTTAGGTATATAGGTTTGCGCCAGAATCCTGTGTAACTGCCTTGTGAATGCAGTAAAACTGGGCCTCAATACAACCTCAATATACTTCTTCTTTTGGGTCTTTAGGAAGACAACCGGGGCTCTTTTTATGCCACCACTTCTGCTCCGCTTGGTATTGGGGAACCTTACGATATTACCCTCCCTGCTAATCCCATACATGGGAAATTCAGAAATAGGTTCGTACCAAGAAATTCTCATTTATTCTCCAATGTAGGGATGTATTCTTCCCATTCGTTTTCAAAGAAGCCGGTATCTAGAGAGTTTACAGAAGCAAAGCCCTGTTCATCAATAGCGTCTGCCTTTAGAACAGTGCCTGCTTTTAACACTCGATTGTTATAATGCCATCCTAAATTAACATCTACAGTTAGAATGATTTCTTTCATTTCAAAGCCTCTCTCACTTTATTTGCATGGAACCTAACAGTGGTGAAAGGCACCCCAACAATCTCTGTCACTGTACGTAATGCCACTCCCTCCAACAGATGTAAATACAGCCCTGTCTTCATTGGCTCTTTATAACGCTCAATAAGCTTTAAGGCACTCTCTGCTGTACTAAGGGCCTTCCATTTATCCTCCACCTCTCCACCGAATGTATGATGCTCATCAATCTCTTCAGCGTCAATGCGGTCAGACATATAGTCTTTAATACGATTAAACAATGCAGCCCTCATTAAATATTTAATGTCATAACGACCATGTAAGCGAGGAGCTGCCTTTAGGAGAGCTTCATACGTATCCATCAGGGCATCCTCTGCCCATAGATTCCCTAATTTATTATTAGCAATACGCAGAAGGTTCTTATAATCTGTACGGAAGTTCTCCTCGATCAATCCGTACATAGTGTCTGAGGTGTAAGTCATTTCAAGTCACGCTCATAAATATTATAATGGAAAGTAAATCCGCAATCCTCCTCATCCTCGTAGAATTCTTTTTCTTGCTCTAAAGCTGAAAGGAGGGCTGCATCCTTGGATGAATACACATCTGAGTGCCTAAACCCTTCATCATAACCATCGCTACTATATGTCTCTAAAATATAAACCTTCATATCAAAGCTCCGTAAACATACCATTGGCTTTAGACCAATATAAGTTGGTAGGCCCTACCTCACCAAACTCACGGTCTTCCAGTAATACTAATTGACGACAATTGCGGTCATCCTCTGGCAATTCAGGGTCTTTATTCCCCTCAATACCAAACATATAGTTACAAGAACGTGCCATAGCACGGCTCCCTGCAAACTGAGAGGACAGCACCTTCCCACCACGTTCATGGGGAGTGCCGCTCTCTGGATTACGCAAGTGACAGAAGATGAAGATGACAATATCTAAATCCAATGCCATAGCTGCCAGCTCCTGTGCAATCTCTTGCAACTTGGTGTTAGCTGTTGCTGCGTCCATACCATTCACTAGGTTGGTGATGGGGTCAATGAATACAGCTTTCACCCCTTGAGCCGCTGACGCTCTAATATCCGCCTTCAATGTCTCCCAGCCTAAGTGTTGGTACAGATTGAGAAGCACCACTTTGCCCCTCATCACCTCACACGCTTGGTCATATCGTCTCTCATCAAATGGAATTTCAGGGTCATGGAAGATGGCCTGTGCTATTTTACCAGCCAGAAGCTTAACGCTCTTAACGTTAGCTTCCTCTGGTTTAGCCAGCAACACCTTAAGCCCATGCTCCTTAATCAAGTGAGCGGCAATGGCATTCACCACCTCACTCTTACCCATCTTCTGAGCCGCACCAATGTAGATGGTTTCGCCAAAGCGTATGCCACGAGTTTTCTTAGTGGTTTCTCTCCAAGGCCAAGAGAGGCCATATTCAGCTGGTTTCTTACCTGCTTCAAATAAGTCCTCAGCATACACTAGACGAGTGTTCTTAGGAGTGCCAGCATCAAACATTACCGATTTAAATAATGCCTTAATATGGCCTTCCAAGACGCATTCGTTAACATCTTTTCCGGGGACTGTTGCAACCTTTGCCTCCGGCAAGATTTTAAGAACTTCATCCACAGCAGCCTTTCCAGCCGCATCATTATCGAATACCAGAACCACCTCTTTAAAGTGCTTCCTAATGTCGGACAGCACCAGTGCAATGTCCCGACTTGCAGCCGCCGCTCCGTGAGGGACAGAGACAACCGCAGGTATATTTCCTTCATATTGACCACCTTTATTACGCTGCATAATGACAGAGAAGAGGGACATAGCATCAATCTCCCCCTCTGTAATAAACAGCTTAGGACTGCCTGATTGAATGGCCTTGCTCCACCCGAAAGGGAATACACGCTTGCAATTGCCTAAGCTGCGTATCACTTTACCTTCCACAATGCGGAACTTATATCCTGACAACTTGCCAGTTTCATAGCTCTCATATGGATAGTAGTGGATAGCCACATGTTCTTGACGCTCTTGGTCTAAGCTCACTTTAACACCGAAATAGTCTACAGTGGCTTTACCAATCTTGCGGTCATCCAGCCCTCTCACCGGATAGGAAGAGATTTCATCCATTTCTTCCTGGATTTCTTCTGGTGTACGAGCTGTACGTTCAATGCCAGCCCTCTCCATTGTATTCCCATTTAATGGGTCAGGCTCGTATTTATGGCAAGCGAAACACCATCCGTTAACACTGCCATCCTCCTCTTGGTACAGATTTAACCCCTGCCGGGTCCCGCAGTGATGCCCAGTTCTCCCCACCAGCATAGCCATTACTCCACCTCCTTTAAAAGGTTGAAAAATTCATTATAGGCATCTTGCGCCTCCTCTTTAGTGTTAAACACTCCTATATAGACGAAACGGTCATAGTATGTCAGGAAAGCTTGCCACTTATTTCTATGTTTTCTGAATCCCGGGGAGTTATCCTTACGATTCAGTTGGTTATCCCTTGGCGAGACAACCCTTAGATTTTCGATACGATTGTCTGTTTTATCCCGGTTTATGTGGTCAATTTGCATTCCTTTAGGGACAGGTCCGTTATGGAGCTCCCATACACATTGGTGAACACTTCTTGTCCTGCCTTGGATTGTTATGTAGCAATACCCGTTCTTGTTGTTGAGATGCCCCTTCACAACACAATCGGCTTTGGCTTTGGTCCCTCTATTAACCTTATTATAGAGTTCCCCTTCCTTGTAATAAAGTAAATCTGATATACTCATCTTGTCTCCTTTATAATTATTGTTATGGAGAATATTTATTATTTATTTTCTAAATCAATTACAACAAGCTCTCCCCCATTCACCGTTCGTAAACCTGACACGTCCTGTATTAATGTTGTATCCGTACATTATATATATCCTTTCCAGACCAGTTCATGTGTAACTACTTCATCCATTGAACACCTCCTGAAAGCGTTGCTTATAACCATCCAGCGTAGTGCCTGACAGGCCCGGAGCCGTGTTCACCTCTAACACATAATACTTATCTTCACGAGCATTAAAGATGAGGTCTACAGCACCGAAATCGAGAGACAAGCTCTCGACAGCCTTAACAGCCTCCTCAGACGCCACAGGAGACGCTACAACGCCTTCACGAGCAAAGATGAACCCACCATCAAGGTTACGCACTTGCCAGTTCACAGCGTCGTCTGGGACGTCACGTTTACGCGCTTTACGCTGAATGTCCACCACTTGCCCCATGAATACATGGTAACGATATTCTTCCTGCTTTTTCACATAAGCAGTGTAGAGAGGAGCCAGTACAACGGCGTCGCTATTATCACAAATAACAATACCAGCCCCGCTATGCCCATTAAGGACAGTGCGGCATACAACGCTTGAGTTAGGAGTATTTTGAAGATATTCACATGCGTCAGCCTTACTTGTGAAGAATGGGGGGATAGTGACACCGGCTTCTTGGAAAAGTTCAAAACTTTTTAATTTATTTGAGGCTTTACGAATGGCCTCTGGCTTGTTGAGGATGCGTTGACATGCCATCACTTGGTCAGGCAATGTGCCAGCTCCCCAATTGATGATAGCTTTTCCCATTCCCCCACGGAACTTGCTGTTGCCATGCTTGATGCGTTTTACGTTCAACGCTTGAGATAGGAGCTTAGCCCCTTCAGAATGCGGATTGTGTGAATAGATGTACACTTTCATTTATTTATTCTCCAGAGAAAATGGAGCTAGCATGCGGGTGTAAAAGGGCAGAGAGGTCCTCATGAGATTCCCCCTTTCCCATCATCACGTCTGAACCAAAAAAGATTTTCATCAATTTTTTCAACTGTAGCACAAGACTTCTCCCAAGAGCTGCCTTTTAAATTGATGAACTGTACTCTGTCACCTACATTGTACATATTACCAATCCCCCAAATAAGCAAATTGTTGTACACGACGAATGCTGTCGTAGACAGACAATTCATATTTCTCTTCCCAAGGGATGTCCTTAGCGTATTTACCAAGAATCATCTTGTAGAAACCTTCTGGGCGCAGGTCACTCACTGAATAGACAACAGCTGTTGGGTTGTCAATCTCACGAGCCAGTCCTTTCAGATGTTGCAACAGCCCACACCACCATTCAATAGCCGCTAAATCCCCATCAGAGCGCCACGCTCTAAACTCAAGAGACCCATAGTCCCCCAGCGCTTTAACGTTCACAGAGGCATAGCGGAGGTCGTCAGTGTGCAATACAGACAGGTCTTGCTCTTTAATCGCAACACCGAGCATGTCAACCAGATATTCAGCGTCACACGCTCTCAGGCAGAACAGGTTGCCAATACGATGCTGGCCACAGGTGTTCACCAGAATGTCTTCCACCACCAGATATAGAGACAGGAAGTTGAACAACTGCGTCACTGTCAAATCCCCACAGTTGATGTGAACATGCACACCAGCATTAGGGCTGTCTTTAATAACAGCTTCATTGCTTTTCCAAGCTTCTTCCATTAACGCTAAGGCCATCTTCGTTTCATTAAATGGAATGGGCTTCCGCAATACATATTCAAAGCTCTCTCCGCGTAAAGAGGGGTCGTTCTCACTCTTCCACACACCGTCTTCTACACGAGGGAGGTTAGTCCCTTCTGCCTCAATCTCAATACCAACATGGTCGGTGAGACGGCTCTGGGGCTTCAACACATCACGCACTAATTTTCTTTCAAAGGACATTTATTTATTCTCCAACACTATATTTTCATGCTTCAATTCAGTATAGTGAACAAAATACCCGGAGGTATCTGTATGTTCGGCCAGTCCAAAGTTATGGTGCCCTTCGTAGAAGTTTTCAAACACAACTCCTAGGAATCCGCTGTCCTCCCCTCTGGGTCCAAAGCACACTACCTTACCCACCTTCCTCTTAAGAAAGCTTGTATGCCCAGTAAATTTAACACAATCCCCTACTTTAAACATAGCGCTAACACCTCTTGCAGATAGAAACGTTCAGGCATGAGCTTAACACTCTGGTCTCCTACATACCCCACTACATCTCCACGATACATAAGACACAGCTCATCTTCTTTATCAGCTACAGCCCATTCACGATGGAAAGGGACAATCTTAGAAGCTCCAGAGCGTACAGCTTGGAATGCTTCTCCAATGTCAGGGAAGTCCCCTACAATCGTCTTAGCGACGCTTTTACTGAAAGGGCTCACCTCACTACGTCCCTGTCCAAATAAACGCTCTATGGGCTTCTCAAGGGCGTTAAAAGCGAAGAAGTTCTCCTGTGTCAGCCCTTGCTTGTATTTACGGACAGGTTTACGCATTGAGAAGAACACACGACCACGGTCATCAATGACATAGCCTAGCTTAGCAGCATCGGGGGCTAAGTTGAGAGCTTCAATGCGTACAGAACTGCTACGTCCTGTAAGCAAATCCTCTACAATCACCTTGTCTTTGCTCTCTGCTGCCTGAACAACAACAGGACGCTTCTCCCACATCACTAATGAATGACGCAGGCGAAGCTCTACATCTCTTTTGCTTTCGTAATACATTATTTATTCTCCAAGCCGGGAATATAAACATCAAATTCACATTCCCTTTCATCAAAATTGCAAATACCGCCTTTCGGGAGGTCTACAGTAATCAGGTCCCCGGGAAGCACTTCGAAATACCCAGACATGGCTTCTTTGCACACCTCGCAATTGCCACATGTGGTTTTTATAAGCCTAACCTTATCTCCAACATTAATCATAATACAATCCCCGCTGGGAGAAGCAGCCCCTCTTCCTTGATGATGCGGGAAGCAGATGCCTTATCCGAAGTGTTGACAATACGTTGAGCTTCATCCCCGTATTTATCGAACAGGGAAACGCCCCGCTCAATACGCTCCATAGCGTCCATAGATGCCTTGTATGCCCAACGCTTCAGGTTGTCATCTTTCAGCCATTGGTTAGACAAGGTGCGGTATTCCATTCCATATTTCTTAGGACGGAATGCACCAGCCTTTCCGTACAGCTCACGGCGCTTAGTGTCATTGTCGTAGAACAGAGACGGGAGGCCCAGATAGAAATCAAGCTCTCGCACTTTAGCTGCCAGCCAAGCAATATAATCTGCATCGTTCACTGGAGCATCATTACCAGTTTCAGGCAGGCCGAAGTGGATATGACCAGCAGCAGAGCGGAACGGGAGTTCCCCGTTAGGACGTGGATTAACATCGACAGTGTATGCGTCATAATCAGGGTCACAGCCAAGCTCCTTAGCTTCTTCTGGTTGAGCACGAATGTATTCAAAGCCGAAGTCTGCTACCGGGATGCACTCCAGCTTGTAGTCCGGCACCATGCTTGCCAAGATTTCCATGACGCCGTTGATATTGTCCATCCACGCCTGCTCACTATCTGCCGCGTCGATGTTAAATTCAAGGGCCATGCCATCCACTTGGACAGCACCACGATTTACTTTGAGGGGGTCGTGTTTACTGCCTTTGATGAGGCCATGAGCACTCACCAGTTTACCGTTACGAGAAACAAAAATTTCCGGGTCAGCACCAATTAAGATTTTAGACATGATATATTCCTATGTTTGATGATAGCATTAATTTGATAAAGTTTTTACACGGCATCCGGGAAGGAGGCGGCTACGCTGTTCACTTGTCAGCCCCTTAATATCTTCCCAACAAGCTGTACAACAAATGTGGGCATCAGGAGAGGTGTAATATTCCTTCACTAACGTGCGGCAATACGAGCAACCCACTTTATAATTGAACTTATGAAACTTCACCCGCGCTGGGAGCTGTTCCTCCTTCTTACTTTCAGCTAAGGCAGCCTCTTCTAAATCCTCTAGCGTATAAAAACATTTATCCGCTGTATGGATGGAGAGATATAGCCCTGCCTGCCCCGAGTAATTCACCTTAGCGGTGAACACCATTTTGTCTTCTGCCCACATCTCAGTGACTAAATCGTCATGAACATCCAGTCTTACTTGAGTGATGCGGATAGGAACATCTTTGAGAGTTTTACCGATGATGTCTACATAATTGGTCCCGTTCTGTACAAAATCACGGATGCTGTCCACTGTAAACTCTACAAAGTCACCGGTGTTTACGCCCTCTCTGTCTAGCCACTTGTCTTCTTCCCCCCAGCTTCTGCTGTAATTTCCGTAATAGCTTCCCGACCACTTTGGGGCTACATACGGCTCAACCTTAGTGGTCGTCCAGTCCACAATGTCGGTTGCTTTTTCAGGGAGAGTAAATTTATAGTGCATATCAATCTGCACTTCACGGGGGGATTCATCAAGCTTTAAGTCTTGACGCCCACAGGCTGCATGAATCATCCAGAATTCAGAAGCCCACACCAGAGTGCGTCCTTTGTTAGCTGTGCTAAACCACAAAGGGCGCTCTTTATTACGCAGGAAGTTAACAGTGTTGTCTGTCTTATCAATCCACGTTAAGGCGGCTGCTCCGTTTAACTTGCCCCACAGAGAAGCTACGCCATTCTGGTTAAGCTCAGAGAATGCAGCTTGGCTATCCACTGCGTATTTCTCTTGCTCGAACAGGGTGTATTGGGAAAGAAGACTGCCGTTGTGTGCCCCAATAATATTAGGGAATTCAAATGGATGGGCATTCTCCTGAATGATGGCCCCCTTAGTGGCCCAACGATTGTGACCAATAAGGATGTGATGCTTCTTAGCCATCAAATCAGAGAAGCCTTTCAAGTCCATGAAATCAACAGCGTTAAGCTTGTCCTTAAACACAGCTGTCTTGAATTCATTCCCAATCTTATGCAATGAAGCAATGCCAGTGGAATGCTTCCCACGGATAACATCTAACAAGAGAAGGTCTTTAAACACTTTCTCTTCTTTAAAGGAGATGTCTCCTGCCAGTCCAACGAGTCCGCAAATAGTATTATCCTCCGAAAGCCTGTGGCTTTGCTTATTTATTTTCTAAAGACAGATTGAAGAATTCAAGGTCGTCCTCATGGAACCACCAACCCCAGTCTATACCAAATTCTGGAGCGTGTAGGTATACGCTGTTGTATCCGTGTTCTGTATTTATTCTTTTAACTTCCATGGGAAATCCTGACACAGCAGCGCTCATGTTTCTCCCTCCGGCGCCACATTTAATTACTGTGAGGGAGTCGTCCCACATATCCAGAGGTATAGTGCAATATACAATATCCCCCTCTTTAAACTTGGGCATACAGCTCCTCCAGTTTATCGAAATACCATTGCTGACACGGGTGGTCTGAACTTACAAATTCAGGATGGGGTTGATAACAGAACGCTTTAGTAGATGGGTAGAAACAAGCCTCCACTTCCACATCTGTATCTACATCCACTACTTCCCCCGGCTCTTCATGTGCAGGGGTCATCATGAATTTACGAGAGCTGCGCATAACACTGCTCTTGCCCAACAAAATCCCGCACTCCCCGACAATCATCATCTGGTGGTGGAGAGAGGACACCGGGACCAGCTTACCAGTCTCTACATCCAGCATGTCATGAGTGCCATGAATGCCATGCCCCTTAACATCCTGATACATGTTACCCCCAGACAGGGCATTGAGGAGCTGCCCGCCACGACATACACCAGCAAGGAACTTGCCCTTCTGCTTGCCTTCTACAAAGGCTGCATACTCTTCACGGTCACGGCCCGGAGAGGTGTAGGTGGTGGGGTGTTCATGTTGATTGTAGAACTTGGGGGAAATATCAGCTCCCCCCGTGAATTGTACAATGTCGGCCTCGTCAATGCTGTCTACGATTGTATAACCGCGCTTAGTGTACATTGAATGGAATTGATGGAAGAAGGAAGTGCCTACGATGAATACTTTTTTCATTTATTTGTTCTCCAGGCTGAGGTGATGAATGGATAAGTGATGTTGATTGTAGTGGGCAGCGCCTCCTCCCTCCCATTCTACTCTATATTCATAATCCCTTCGGGATTTATAATCCGTACTAGTTATTACCCCGACCTTTTTACCGAAGTTATTGCTGGGAAATTTAAACAGAGCTAGTTGCGTTGGCTCTACCAATCCCCTACCTTAAACAAGCTCATATTACACCCCGTGCTTCGCCATCCAGTCTTCAATTAAATCACACACCCGGTCTACGCATTCATCGATAGGAAGCGAAGCCCCCCACTGACCGCCACCTTTAACAGCACTGAGTTTGCTGAACATCTCGGACTTGTTCTCCTTGAAATCCTTGCTCCACATCCCATCTACGCCATAGTCATTGCTGCCTGACGCATTGAAACTCTCGCTGTATTTCTTCTTACCAGCGCGTTCGGGGGTGTGTTTGATGAAATTGAGGATGCATTTGTCAGACAGGCCGCTGTTATTCAGGTGACTATGTCCATTCCCCGCCTCTGACATTTTCATCTTACCATTTGCGTATTCGCTGGTTTGGCAGCCAAACACAAAGGCAACATCCAGAGGAATGCCCGCTTTGTACAGCTCAAGGAAGCCCTCAGCTCGTGCCGGTTTCTCCCAGATTTGACGAGTGGCAAAGCAAGCCCCTACAAGAATACAATTAGGAACGTCAGCTGTTAACACATAGCCATATTTCTTAATGTATTCAGGGTCTTTAGTGAGGAATGCGTCAGCATACGGGCTGTAGCTGGTGAGGTAGGTAATCCACAGGTCAGTGGCTTCCTCACTTGCTTTCCCTTTCACCCAACCGTTGTTATCTTTTACATCGTTGATGCCGATGGTGGTGACATATGCCACCTTACGCACTGTACATTCACGTTGTAAATCAGCATGACACGCTTGTCCTGTGCTCTTGCTTACCTCCGTCAACTCTGCGTTGTGACGAGAGAAGGATACGTTAGAACGATGGTTTTCACGTAAAGCGTTGAGCGTAGGTGTCAGCTTGTCAATTACCTCTTGATGCTCAACGCTTACAGGCTTTGGGGGCAGAGGCAGCTCTACCGCACCAATTCCCATACGTTCAGCACGAGGAATGCGCCATTCAGGAGCCTCAGCCGGGAAGATGGAGGACATGAGGAAGTTGTTAGTGTAGGGCTGGTTTGTATCGGGGTCGATGGTTTCCCCTTTATGCCGTAACAGCGTTAGCCCAAAGCCCTGTGAGCGCCCATCACGGTCAAGGTGTAGCTCTGCACTGTCAAACTTAAACACCTTGCCTTGCCAGCCCTCAGCTTGCATACGAGGGGTGAAGCGAGGCCATGCATTGAAGTCGGAGCAGTTGACAACAACGTTCGTATCAGCAGAGGATGGGTCATAGGCCCAAGCCCCCGCTGTTTCAGTGCTAAAACGCAGCTCTGTCTTTGTGCCTAACACCTGCACTTTAACACTTTTCGCGGCTTTAC